ATGAAAATTAAAACAATTGAGCAGAGGGGTCCAGACACACATCAACGACCACACCTACAATTACATTTACAATTACTGGACTACATACTATTAACAAATGATTATAACATAGAGGATGAAATTAATATCAAAGAAATAATATTGAGAACAATATTAGATATAGTAAGTTACATCCTAATAGGTATAATAATTATGGTAATAATGTCACTTGTAAAAATAGACGATACACCAGTTTCAGTAATCAGTGATGATAGTTTAATAGATAACACACTTCCAGTAATAACGGAACAATCGGTCACTCCTATTACTAGTAGAAGTGCAAGAGATACAGATGAAATAGAAGAAAATGCAGTAAATGGTGATACACTAGAGCATCTTAGTAACATTGAAGGTTTAAACATAAGTGATAGTGAGTCCAAGTGGATACAAGAGAAATTAACCACCCAGCTCAACTATATAAATCAAAATAACATATCAGAAAATAATATACAGTTAATAATTAATAATAAGAAAACCGTTCAACTTCCAGTAACAGGAAAGGACTTAACAAAATCAGGATTGATTGATACAAGAAGGACAGAAATACCTAGTTACAGTGAGCAATATACAGAGGTAAGAAGACCTAATAATAGTATAAGTACAGATGAAATACAAATCTGTTATAAGAATAACACCAGTATTCCAAGAGACAGAGAAGAGTGTACAGTAACAAGTTTAACAATACAAAATAACTTGATAAGTTTAGACCTGTCAGACACCTTGAATACATTAGAGCTCACAGAGGGACATCCTAAAATAGAAATAGGTAACACCAAAGAGTATATACTAAACACCCTAGAAAATACAGACATACACTATATAATAAAAGAAAATATAAATAATGAGGTAGGAACATGGGAAATTATTATTGAAACCAAAGATGTAGATAGTACATCAGTTTCAGATAATACAAATAACTTCCCAGACATAACATTATATATAATAAGCCTAACAGGTAAAGAAACTGGTCTGAATACAATAAGAATTTACATCAAGCAGACAGACATAAATGAATTGCATAGGATATACCAGAATATAATGAATTAAGACATTGTACTTGACAAAATAGAGTTTATATGATATAATAAGTATATAGATTGATATAAATAATAAACTCTAATCAAAGAAAGGTATACTTAAGATAAAATAGAATTAATTTGAAAGAGAGGAGATTAAATCAATGTCAGACAGCAAGAGCATGAAGCAAAAGGTTAGAGATTTATTAAGTAAGTATGGACAGAATCAGAATGATTTGGCTCAAATACTTGGTTTAACATATCAATCTGTTAGTATTAAATTAAATGGGCATAAAGACTTTACACAGAGTGAAATATACAGAATCATGGTTTTGTACAGACTTACTCCAGAAGAAGTAGTTGACATATTTTTCACTAGGGAAGAATCAAGAAAAATAGAGATTACAGTTGATAAGTCTAAAATACCACAGAATTTAAAAGGTTCACAGGGTGTAGAAGTCACAGCCTAGGTAATAAGAAAGGGATTGTGAGATAATGAAAAAGAATAAAGAAATGAACACCAAAACGCAGATGATTAACATAGATTTACCAGAGGAACAGCTTAGAGAACAATTTGGATTTACAGATGAGGAAATAGAATTACGAAATAAATTATTAGAGGACTGTAAGGAATTAGAGAATTTGCACAGTTTGGTTGAGGGTGAATGGGAGACCCTACAGGAAGATGCACTAAAGTTTGACCAGTTAAAATCCAAGGTAAACAGTAGCATGTTAGACTTACAGAACAAAATAAATCAGAGTAGAAATAAAAATTATGCACCAGTGATGCAGTCAGACCAGGACACAAACACCAATGAGGATGCTGGTATGGTGTATCACCAGTTTACATTGGTGTTTGGGCATAAGAGCGTAAGTTTTGTTTTGAGTAATATGAACGTCAAGAGATTAAAGAAATCAATTTCATTGATGAGTATTACAATGCTGTACATAGTAGGTAATAAACTGTTGGGTGTGGATATAACAGGATTGTATCTTTTGAACCTGTTAATAGGCGTGGCACTGGCTTGTGATTTATCACAATTGACAATAGGTATTATTGAGATACTCAGACAAAGATAGGTGTAAATGAGGGGATAGAGGAAATGAGAGAAATATTTAATGGCAGTGAAAATATATGGAAAATAGTTTTAATGAAAACCATAGACAATAAAGAACCAGTATATTACAGACTGGTTAATATGAATACATTTGACATACAAGAGATACCAGCTTATAAAATACTTGATACAATTATAAATAATAATATGCAGATTATAAATGCAAAGTGTGTCAATAATAAATTAATGATACTGGACGATGAAGGGTACGAAAGCACAGATGAAATAATAGTAATTGATGAGTTTGATGAATATACACCAAGTATATTTGACTGGGCAATAAGGAATGAAGGGCTTGGCTCAGAGATAATGAAGAGGTTTAATAGTGAAAAGAATAAGAAATCACTTGGTGAATATTCAATAGACTCAAGGGAAAGGTTAATTTGGACGTGTAAGAAAGGACATACAATACACTGTGGTTTTCCATCATACTATAGTATGAAATGTGAATGTCCAATGTGTTTAAAGAAGACTCCTTCATTTAGGTACTGGGCTAACATGATGAACAGGCTTGACCTCATTGAAGCTTATGAAAAATGCAGTGACAATGAACTAAGTACATCAGAGATAGCTTATAATAGTAAAAGAAAAGTGAGGTTGCTCATAACCAACACAGATACAGAGGCAGAGATAGAGGTTTATGAGCCATTATGTAAGATTACAAAGGGATTAATGAGTGGTGATGATATATCAGAGCAGTTGAAATACAGACTGGACACTCAGAAACCCAAAACAGACAATTAAAACCAACTAGAAGGAAACCTAAATCATGAGAAATCCAAAAAGAACACAATCAAATATAGATTGGTTACAAGAATTTGAAAATGTATACAGCGAGAAAAATTCAAGTAGTGACATGAAATCAATGTTGCAGTTAATAAGTCCAGGAACATCAATAATAGTAGATGAGAACATAGGACTTTTAGGAAATAATATGAAAATTGCTAATAATAACAGCTTATTAGACTTAACCAACAATTTACCAATAAATAGTAAAGTTGAGTTAAAAAGAGGAACAGCTTTTGATGTAATAGACAATGAGGGTTGTATATTATTTGATGAAAAAGTAATACTCACCGGTGTAATTGAGGATAGAAGTGCAAATGACAAATACTATATATTTGGTTTAGGGGGATATTATATAAAAGACAATGTACTGGACTTCTTTGACCAAGATGATTTTGGATTCAACAGTGAAGATGACATGGATAAGACATTATATGAAAATCCAGCACTTATATTATATAAGGCTGATGCAAATGAATTATATACCAACTCACCAGAATTAAAGGACAAGTACATTTATAATGATAGAATAAGAATAGATATAAGAATAAAAGACATATTGTTTTATAATGGTAATCAGCAGTATATAGGTATAGCAGTGTCAAAAGAAAATAAGATATACGAGTTTAAGGAAGTACATAAGAAATAAATGTAAATACCTATAAAATAGCATTAAAATATGAAAAGGAAATTTTAATTTTTAATTAGAAAGAATAGGTGGAAACATGGAGAAAATAGATAGAGCATTAGAGAAAATAAGAATAGATAGAAAAACAGCAGTAGTCCTATGGGTATTTGGAATAGCTACGGTAGTATTAGGAATAGTTACAAGTACGAAATTATTAGGATACATATTGATAATAGAGACACCAGTGATAGGTTTACTCATGATATTGGTATCCAACTTGATAGATTTAATAATGTGTGTGGTACAAGGGGCAAGTGACATCGGTTCATTAAAGCTTGCAATTCTAGTAATCATTATGGCAATATTGATACACACTAATATAAGTGCTTTAGCGGTAGAGAAAATTGAGTACAATAAAGGTGACAGAAGGGAAAGGTCAAGGGATAAGTACAAAAAGTTAAAATCGTCAGAGAAATTAAATAAAGCACTGACATATGAGAGATTACCCTATAAAGTACCATGGTGGACAAAGATATGTATATACTCAATGATTATAGTGTTAATAATGCAGATAGCAAATAGTGACTCACTTGATTTATATAATAACACAGCAGGATTTAAAGTATTTGCAGCTATAGCAATATGTCTATCAGCGATAGAATTATTTGGAATAATAACCACTTCAAGTTTTACATATGAAATTTTAGCAATAAAGGTTATATTGGAAACATATACAGTGAGCTTATTGATAGATTACAATAATTTGCATGAGTTAGAGAGTTCAGATGACTGGACAAAAATATATGAATCAATTGCTTTAATAATGATAGAGGTAGTAATATTTGTGTATTACCTGTACAAGATAAGCCAAAGCAAGGAAAAAGAAAATAACAAAAGCAGTCAAGGTGGTAACAGAGTAGAATTAAAAGTTATAGAGGAAATTATAAAAGAAGAAAAGGAAAGTGAAAAGAAAGACAATGAAGAAAAAGAGAAAGCAATCCAAGAAAACAACATCACCAGTGAAAACAACGGTGAACAGTCAGAGACAGAGTGAAAAACTAGAAAAGCAGAGCAAAAATAGGGATAAGTTAGAAAAGAATTTACAAATTGTCACTTTAGATAAACCTAATACACCAAAAGATGTAAGCTCAACACCCAAGGAAGTAAAATCTACACTGGACAAAGTAGAATTTACAGAAAAGTCAACAGAGTTAAAATTGGATATACTTCCAGAAAGTAAACTAACAAGTAGAACTTCCAAATCAAGAACACATAACACGAAGAAGTTTAAGGGAAGGAACAGGGGAAGAGAGCAGACATTAAGAATTCAAAATAATCATAAGAATTATGTAAAGAATCACAGACCAAAGACAGTTAAACCAGAAATTCAGTTATATGATATTTCATTAAGTGTGAATACACAGGGAAGTTTACCAGTAGACACAGAATTAAAAATAACATCCAGTAGGTCAGAATTAACTGATAAGCAGTCAGACATATTGGATATAGCAAGAATTAAAGCTAGGAACAAAGCAAAACAGAAGGTAAACAGTTTCAAGAGAAAAAGGTTCATCTTAAGACAGTTAAGTAAGCAGAAGATAAATCCAAATTCAGTAATGAAATTGAGCTTGACAATGATAATTGTAGTAACACTGGTATTTATATCAGAGTATATAATAAATAATACAGTTGAATTGCAGACAATGGCAAAGATGAATAATTGTGAGAATGTAATAAATGTAGGAATTGACTCTAATAGTTATAAGATAACATGTGATATAGATGAAATAAGTATTAAGAACAAGAATGATACTTACACAGAGTTGAGAGATAACAGTTGGATAAAGAGTAGTGTTGATACAAAAGGTGATAGCTACACAATAGATAATGTAGAGTACACATTGAGTAAAGAACTGAAGCTGTCAGCATTTGATATAACGAATAATATGGTTTACATGCAGTATAAAAATATAGAAGGAACAGCTGAAAAGGAAATGATACTTGCAGATGATAAACCAAATACAGTAGATACAAGAAGTTTATCAAAGTTAAATTCCAGGTTTAAAGAGAGTAGTAATCAGTTACAAATAAAGACCACAGTTAATTCCTATGATGATACATTTTTAATGTTAGCTGAAACAATATCAGGAAATAGTTTAATAGATACATCACTAAAGAATGAAGTTATAAGCATTGAGAGTCAAATAGCAACATTTGTAGGTAGGAATGGAACAAAGATAAATCTTGAGGAAGTAGGAAGTATTGACCTTGATTTAATAAATAGCATAAAAGGTAATTATGAAATAACATATAATAATGTTGACAATGTACTTAAGATAAAAGACCTGACAAATAATGAAGATTGTATATACATTAGTAATGTTGATAATGATATACTAGGAACAAGTGCTTCAGACTTTATAGCCACGACTGATGCTAAGTTATATATAAGTAGTTGGTATAGTGACAGTGAGAGTAACGAATATAAGACAGTGTTAGTTAAGTCAGATTGTAACTTATTTATGATAAAGTTCATGGGAATAAATGTTGAGACAGTTGAAAAAGATACATTAGAGCAGTTAGGTATAGATATTAACAATGTAGAAATTAAGAAAGTACAGAGAGTAATGTATACGGAGTAAAAATAAAAGTGAAAGGACAGATAATACTAAAATGGAAACTCTAAGCAGATTAGGAAGAACAGAAATATGTAAGAGATTTGGCATAAAGGATAAAAATAGTATATTTGTAAATGATAAAGATGCTTTTATAGATAGAATGAGTTTATTGAATAATTACTATGATGTACAAGGTTTGATAGATGTATACAAAGAGGAAATGAGTAAACATGCAAGTGAGAGTGTTTACCAGAGTAGTTTAAATGATAAAGAGAATAATATGTACTCAAAGTTAAAGGATTTAATTGAAACAGTGATAGAAAATAGAGAAACAATTAATATGAGAATGAAGCACTGTAAAACAGAAATGAGTACACCAGTTGAAACAGAGTTACCAATTTTAAGAATATATTTTAGAGCACCAGTATATGAGGCAGTACAGTTTACAATTTCTGAGAGGACAAGTAATTATGTAGGTGTTACACTTGAAGATTACATACTGATGCATACAGAAAGTAAGTATTTATCAAAGGCAATAAGCGATTTGGACATTAGCAAATTTGATAAAGATTTGATAAATGAAATAATTTACTTAGAGAATGATATAGCTACAATATTATTTTCACAATTGACACCAAGATTTTTGAATAAAAAAGAGTTGTTAAAAATAGGGCAGTGTGAAGTTGAATATGCTACGTCAAAGCACATAAGTGCTGAGACTTTATATAAAATAATTGACTATATAGTAAACATAGATACAGTTGATTTAAGCAGAGTGGAAATGGAAGTTTATCAGTTAAAACAGCTAAATAATGCTGGAACAATATATAAAAAGGAAATGATCATAGGAGATATAAATAATTCAAGAGTAATATTTGGAGATGACAGTACAGAAAAGATAGCTTACTTAAGAGGCTTGACTGGTGACTCACCAACTGATTATGACAGATACTTTGAATATAATGGTAAACAGGCAAAGATAAGTCAGAACATTGATTTAGATTGGAAAGATAAGAGCATCCTTGAGGGAACTAAATAATATGCATTTAAAATAGTAAAGAGTATATTTAAAAAATAACTTAATTGTAAAATTTTCCGAATTTTCAAGAGAGTGAGCATTAAGTAAAAAGTAGAGATACATTCAAGGCTACAGTGGGTGATTTCAACAGCAATAAATAGTAGAATTAAGAGTAAATGGGGATAATTTCACAGATTAAGTTAAATTAGATAATCGTGGAGGAAAACAGGGATGCAGACAAAATTATTATATAAGAATGGTAAATCCTGTATAGCAATAAGAAATGGAAAGCTATATGTCATAAGTACAGAGTACAAAGATTTTTCACCAAGAGCATTTACAATAATGAATGGCTTTCAAGTTGAGTTAGGAAGAAATATAAATGACTTTATTGAGGCTCTTAAAGAAACAAGATTACCGGTATTATTAAAGCAGGTTACTCAGGTAGGAAATAATGCATATTATCAGATAATAAGAATGCATACAGGTAATGTAGAGGATAAACTGGTAGCTACAATATTATGTAAGAATGACATAATAACCACAATATCGTTCAATAGAGATCTAATAAGAGACAATCAGTATAGAAAGTACAATAGTATAAGTGTATTGCATCAGTTATCAATGCCATATGATTTTTCTGATAGTGGTTGTTTTACAAGGGGAAGTCAGTTGAGAGAAACTCTTAAATCAGTAATATCTACAGCCAATCCTATAATAAATGTTGTAGAGAATAATAATCAATTGAGTGCATTAGTAACAGAAGATGATTTGAGGTTCTGTTTTAAGTTTATAATAAATAAAAATGGGAAAGACATGTATGAATTAGTGAGCATATCACTGGAAAGTTAAGAGAACATATAGAAAGGAAGAAAAAGTAATGGCAGTATGTATAGGTCTAACAGACAATGTAACCTTGGAACTTGGGGAAATGAAAGAGAGACTCATAGCAGAGTTGGATAAAGACAATGTCAAATATGAAATAATGTTTGACAAAATTAACAAGAACAATGTAAAAGAGACAATTGTACACCTAAAAGAAATTGATACAGAAATAAGTATTAGTAATGATATAGTAACATATGCTAGATTAGGAAATAACAAGTTTACTCAGTTGGATGCAATGAGTGATAATAGTGAGAGTACAAGTATAGCTGAACATATCAATAAGATAAAGAAACAAATACATGAGATATTTAATGATAATACTTATAATATTAAGATAGAAAAGCTTGACTCAGCTACAATGAATATTACGTTAATACTTGAGTCAAAAGGTGACAAAGCAAGAGCACAGGTAGTAAGGGATACACGAGGAAAGATATACATTAGTACATTAATGTTAATATAAAAAGGCAAAGAGGAAAAATATGGGAGCAGAGGATAGAAGAATAACATATTTTAAAAATAAGATTAAGAACAAGATAGACGACCTGCAACCATATATGTCTGAAACCAAGTATAAGTTGTACATTAGTCTATTGGATAATTGCAGTTCATTTAATGAATTAAGAGAATTAGCTGAACTGGATATGCAACTGGGTTTAGTAAGATACATGCAAGGTTTAGATGAGAAATTAAAATTAACCGATACAGTACTTACTGAATTAGAGGAGGTTACAAATAGGTCAAGTTTAGTTACAAAGACTAGTATAATAGTGCCAAGAAGTAGAAAAAAGAAACATTCTTCTGATGATATAGATTTTTCATCACTGATGATGGACATTGATAATCCTGAGATAATGGCAGCTATGATACAAATAAGAGCAATGCAAGAAGCTCAGGATACAGATGATGATATAACCCCATTATTAAGTACAAGTGCTGAGGACTATGATAATGAAGAACTTGACATAGATGAATATGATGATGACACTGAGGAAAAATTAGGGGACTTAGATAGTGATAGTAGTAGTGAGGATGATTACCTAGATAATTTACTTTCTTCAGAATCATTTGATAGTGATGAAGATTATGATGATTTGGGAGACAGTGAGGATGACGAGCTTGACAATTTATTTGTAAATGAGGATGATGAGGAACCAGAGGAAGACACATCTGATGGCGAACTCGACAGCTTATTTGCAGATGAGGATGATGAGGAACTAGAGGAAGGCAGTGATACTGATAACAGTACAGATACAGATGTATTAGACAGCTTATTTGCAGATGATGAGGATGATTTTGAGGATGAACAGAGTGATGATGTAGATGTTACATCTGATGATTACCTCGATAGCTTATTTTCAGACGATGAAGATGATGAGGACTCAGATGATACACCAGATGAGGATGCACTTGACAGTCTATTTGCAGATGATGAAGATGATTTTGATGAGGAATATGATGATACACCAGATGAAGATGCCTTGGACAACATGTTGGATGATGAAGACGAGGACGATTATGAGGACGAGCAGGATGATATTGAGAGTGACACTTCAGAAGATGCACTTGACAGTCTATTTGCAGATGAAGATGATGATTATGAGGACGAATCAGATGATGAATATGACAACATAGAAGATAATACTTCAGAGGATGCACTTGACAGTTTATTTGCAGATGATGATGATGATTATGATGACGAATCAGATGATTATGATAGTAAGTCATCTAAATCAGATAATGATTTATCATCCATCATGGATGAAATAGATAACATATATGATAGTGATGATGACATAGATGAAAGCGATTTAGACTTCCATGATGAAACAAGTGATGATGAATTTGACAGATTATTTGGTCTAGGTAGCAATAGTAAGGATACTGGGACAAAGGCTAAAGCAGTTCAAAAAAGAAGTAAAGCACTTCAGAGAGTATTTGTAGACGGAACAAAAAGAGGACAACAGACACAACAGATGTTTAACATATTGAATAGTATAGTAAATAAAACCACAAAAGGGTTAAGAGGTATGGCACATCACTAGATAAAGGAGAAATTAGCATGATTTATTGGGTAGTTGTTGGAAGAGAAATGAATGGGCATGAGTTAAAGCATATACTGTTGCTGTCTGATAATGGGCAGAGGCAGACAATGACAGCTAAACAGTTGAAGAACTTCCAAAAGAGTAACACAGTAGTGAATGTGAGATATCAAGGTGATAGTTTGACAGGCATAGGTATGAGAATGGTAGATATTCCAACATACAGAAAAAGTCCAAGTGGAAGGCTTGAGCAGACAAGTGGTTTGACAGAACAACAAATAATACAACAGAGTATGAATTTAATCCAACAATTACAGCAAAAGGATATGCAGAAGAAACAGAAAGAGGAAAGCCAGAGCCAAGAGGAAACAAATAAAAGAGTACAATGGATATTAACAAGATTAGTTGCAATAGATAAGAGTTTATCATTTTCAAAAGAAATGAAAGACCTTACAAATGAACAGATAGCACAGAATGGTGTTATGAGGTACTTGAAACAGTTGGACATTGGAAATGCTGATATGTCAGTAGAGAATATGGTAAAGAATTATGGTGTAAGAGGCATAGCGCATCATTTAGATGGTAGCCTTGGAAGACTTGAGAATAGAGCAAAGAAATTTGACCTAATTAATATTGACATATCAAAGGTAACTCCTTATAGAACAATTCAAGAATATGTAAATACATTAAAGCCTAAGACAAAGGAACTTGTAAAACAGCATGATGAAACATATAGTTTGATTAAGTCAAATAAAGAGGAATTAACAAAACAGGAGGAAGAACAGAAAAGGCAGGAAAAAGAGCAAAAGAAGCAATTAAAAGAACAAATGGAGGCTTTAGAAAATGATGATAATGTCCTAATTATAGAGGGTGAGGATAAATTAAGTGATGAAGAAGCAGACCTGTTAAAAGAGCTTACCTGTGAAAAAGAAAAAGAGGCAGAGCAGGAAAAAGAGGAAAAAGAAAATTTACCTACATATACAGAAATAAAGGAGGCTCAGCAGAAGGCTGTAAATTATATACATAATGAATCAAAGTCAGGTATACTTAAACTTGTAGAGGAGCACTTTGGAATAGAGGATAGTAATTTTGAATCAGAACAGATTGTAAAAGATACACTAATTAAATATGTAAAATATGCAGTAATGTCCTCTAGGCAGTTATATGTCAATGAGGAATATTTAATACATGGGCTTAAGAGATTTATTTGTGACAAATATAAAAGAGATTATAACGTAGTTAATGATGAGGGTAAGCGATTGATATTTATAGAATCATCAGAGATTACTTCAGGTGACATAGATGAAATATCAAAAACAGTAGCATCTAAGCTGTGTAATAATGAAGATATACAATCCATAGCAAAGAAGTACATAAAGAAGTCTGAAGAAGCAGGGCTATTAACTTTCAAAAGAATACTTGAGTTACAAGAGGAAACATATAATTATTTTTGGAACACATTCCAAGAAGAGTGCATAGAGGACATAGTAGATAGGTTATTAAGTTATTACTTTAAAGTGTCCACTGTTGGACAGCATTATAAGAAAGAGGATATACCAGATAGCATTATAAAGGAAATAAAATATACAATAAAGAGTGTGCTTAAAGGAAGTAAAACTTATCATATAGATGATAAGTTAACAAATACTAAATATGAGGATAGCATATATTATTCAAGTCCATTAAAGAAATTTATAATAACAAAATATATTAAACATACCCATGGTGGTGGTACTGAAATAAGTACAGACAGAATGCTGTATATACCCAAAGAAGAGTTTAAGTATGCAGGAAAAGTTAGTATTGTTATAAGTGCAGTATTTGATATACTTAAGAAAAAGAGCAGTATCAAAAAGGAATTTGACAATATGCCATTGTTAGATGACTTGAGAAAAGAGAGTATAGAGCTTAAACGTAAATGGAAAGAAGAGTGCCAAGAGAAGTTGGCAGATTGTGAGGCAGAACTAAACAATTGTGAAAAAGAGGCAAGCAAGTATGAAAGAGAGTTACCAGAGTTTAGAAGTACCATAGGTGCACAGCTTTGTAAGAAATACATAAAACAAATGTGGCATACATGTGTTGATGTTAACAATAGTGCTTATATGTTTCCAATGAATCTCTTATGTGCTATAGCTGACGGACTAGCTGTTGATGACCCAACAGATGTGCACTTTAGAAGTCCAGATTACTTTGAGGTAAGAAATAAATCTGATGTGAATATAGATGTATCTATGATAGCATTAGAACCATACTTAGAGGAGGAAAACGAAAATCGTTCAGTTAGAGCTTTTAGAGAAACTTTGGAGGAGGTCTTATATGATAATGCAGAATGCATTAATCTAGATACAGTTGATATAGCTTTTAGTAGAGCTTGTGACTTTTTCTGGAATGATGAAATACTAAATGGAATATATTTGGCAGAGAAATATGAGGATGACAAAGAAATAGAATATTGGCACAATTGGGTATCTAAATTAGTTCATATAGCTGAAGATATATGCAGTGACATAAGAACCACTGAACATTATAAATCAAAAGGCACCTGGGGGTATAATGAGTTATGTGAAAAGATAGCAAAACTAAAGGAAGAAATTGCAGACCTAAATCAAAAGATAGCTGATTATGATTCAGATATCTGGGGTCTGCATAATGGAAAGTGGATAAAAGAAGCACTGGAGTTATATAATGACCTTTGAAATTAATAATAAAATCAATCGAAATTCAAATCATACTTAATCAATAGCATATGATTTAAGAGAAATTAATTAAATTTTTAGATTGGAGTCTATAATATGAGAAAACTAGTAAATGGGAAAGTGATAGAGATAGACAATATAGAATTATTTGAACTAGCAGCAGAGGGTTTGGCTCTACAGAGTACAGCTATAAGTAATACAGGTGATGGAATAGAGGCAAACATTAACTCTCCACTAGTGAGAAAATACATAAAGCAGTATGACATATTCTTTAAGTCAATGCCTTATCCATTATATGCTATAGAAAGTGATATAAAGTATGCTACACTTGGAAATTTTATAAAATCCTTATCAAAAGATAGAGTAGTAATGTGGGTGGATAGAGGGTTACATATAAAACTTGATGATGATAGTGGAATGACACTTAAGATAGTAAATAATACATGGAGTATAATATATGTAAAAGAATTAAAATTAGATAATACATCAATGGATTTATTTGAGAAAGAAGTTGGATATGAGGAATACAGTTGGTTGTTAAAGAAGATAGTAAATAAAGAGAATACAGCTAACTTCTACATGGAGTTTATGCCAGAGTTTATAAAGGCGTGCAATTCACAGCCAATGATACTTAAATGGGAATTAGAGAACATATTAACATTTGGTACTGTGCCAAACAAAATGGATTTCAGATTAAATAAGATAATAGAGCCACAAGAAAATATAGAATACTCATTGGATATATTCTTTACAGGTACAATAGATAGTGATGAAAAAATACAGTCATGGTCATTGTCAGGAAATAATTGTGGCGTACATACAAAGTATAAGCAAATAAAGACATATGGATTTGATGCCTACTCAAAGTCAATATCAGCTGATGCAACTGGTGACAATGGTAAATTAAAAGGTTGCAAAGTAAATGGACTGCACAATTTGTTTATGCAGTTATGTGGTATAAAGAGTGCATGTGATATGACAAGGTTTCCAGATTTTTATGGAATAATATCAGATAGAAATTTGGTATTTACAATTGAAAAAAGATTGTTCTTAGCAAAGAGTAACAGATTGGTTGACCCAATAGATATAGCACATGGTGTAGAATTGTATAGCGTTGAACAAAATAAGATTTACTTTATAAAATCTAAAAAGATAAATGATAGGGTTAGTAAGGAAACATTATATAGTTACAATATAACTAATGGAAATATAAGATTGTGTAAGATATTATACACTTATTAAGGAAATGATAACATGAACATAGAAGAAATAGCAATGCTACTTGAAAATAATAAGAATAATTTAAAAGATGGGGCATGTTACAAAAGAATATTGAATAGAGGTTGTAATCTATTGAGGTTCGACCCAATCAATAGGTTGTTAATAGATATACAGAACAAAAAAGCATTTGATATAAAGTCAGAGCAAGAGTGGTTTAATGAAGGTAGAAGTGTAATAGATAGGAAAAAAGTGGTATATATTTTAATACCCAGAAAAGTTACCTCATACATAGATTCAGAAACCAAGAGAGAATTGGAGGATAATGAGTTATCTTCTGTAGAATTAAGTAAAGCAGTTGAACTTGGAATAGTGGACATGGTAGAGAATACTGAGGAGTTGTATTTTCAAGAAATGTATGATATTATGAATACAAGGTCAATAAAGAAAAAGGCTGTATATAAGGTATCCAAGATACATATAGGAAAAATGGAACTAGTTAATATATTAAGAAGTGAATTAAATTGTGATGTTAGAACAAGTAAAATTGACGCAATGACATCAAATATAGATTCACATGTACAGTATAATCACCAAGATAACACCTTGTATATAACCAATACAAAATATAAAATATTAGCCACAGAGTTAATAAATATATTGTACAATGAGAAATTAAAGACAGACTTGTACAATGTATGGAACACATTACCAATATCAAGTGATACAGAATATTCAGAAGTAAGAGATTTAGCAGAAAGAAGTTTAAAGTATTCCATATACACATTATTGGGTGTACCACATAACAAAGATACAGATATAAAAGAATCAGAACTTAGTAAGTTTAGTGTAGATATAATTTTAAATATTATTAACTCAGTTGATATAATAATATCTGACCTATTAAATTATATAGATTTCAATAAAAATATGAATAGACTTGATGTAAGTAGTAATGTTAACACAGCAAGAAAGGCTGAAGCAATATTAACAGCCTATGATGCTTGTAGGATATCTAATATGACAAGAGGAATGTAATAAAACAAGAATAATGGAGGATAAGACATGCAAGACGATTTTGATAACTTTGACTTTGGGTCTGATGATTTTGATAGCTTTGACACTGGTAGTTCAAGTGACAGTGATTTTGGTGGAGGTGGAATGAGTTCACTAGGTTCATTTAATTCACAGGGTGAGTCATTCACAAGTACAGGTGCAAGTAACCAAGAACAAGATAATCAGTTCAGCGGGGCATTTGATGATACAGGAAGTGTTGTTCAGGATACAGAAGGAAATAGTACCAAGAAACAAAGTTTAATACTAATTCTCATTGGTATAGTAGGTGTAATACTTGTAATAGTAATAGCAAGTGCAATAGCTAGACATAGAAACAAGAGTGCAGAACAAGAAACAGTGATAAATACACAAACACAGGTGCAGACAACTACATCAGTTAGCCAAAACGCTAATGACATATTGGGAACTAAGCAGTCATCTAGTAATACAAATCAGACAACCCAGCAGGCACAGAGCAATAGTACAGTAGTTACTAACACTAAGGATGCTAATTTTACATGGTCTAATATAACAGATTCAGAGAGTATACAATTTAATGAAACTTATTCAGACATGACGTTTACGATTACTCAGATTCAACATAAGGCGAGAGTCATTGATACTAATGGAAATCTAGTTGTTAAAACAACTCTACTAGGTAGTATTTCAGGGTTATCAGGTACCTTTGAGTTAGATGTCCCATATAATAAAGGAATCCAACTAGTTGTTGGAAATGCCTTTACAGTTCATGTTCAGTTAGGAAATTACAATGGAAAAACAGTAGTGGGTGAAGTCACTTATTAAGATTAGGTAAATTGAAAATAAGAATTAAAAATAATTGAAAAACTTTTAAAAAAGTGTTGACACTAGCCGATTATGGCGTTATGATATTATTGTAATTAAGGGAAAGGAAATTTTAAGATTGGTTTAGAGATTTTGAAATGGTTTGATAAATTGATAGGATTGATTTAGAAAGGCATTGAAAAATTTAAAAAATTTTAAAAAAGTACTTGACTTGGTAAGACCAAAGCGTTATGATATAGTTGTTAAAGGAAATAAGAAAGTTTATAGCAAAAATAAATTTTAAAAAGTCCTTGACAAATAGAAAATGGTCTAGTATAATATAGGTATAAAGCAAAGGCTTTGTATAAATAACAAAAATAATTTAGGAGGAAACAAACAATGGCAGAGACAATTGATAGCGTTTTTGATAACGCAACAGTAATCGCAGAGGACTCAAAAGAAGCTGAAAAGAAAGCAGCAGCAAAAGAGAGAAATCAGGAAATGAAGTCAGCATTTCTTGACAGGGTTCAGAATGACCCAACATACCAGGAAAGAAATAAGATTTGGTCTAACTATGTTTCAGTAGTTAACACATTAGGTTCTTATAAGGGTTCTGGTAACATTAAGTTAGGTGAGGGTTCTACTAAGGAACACAGAGTTCTTGAGCCTACATCAGCTACAGTAGGATATGTTCTTTCTTATACAGGTGATACTCCAATTCAGTACAGAACTGAGGAATATACATTCAATCCTGAAACTCAGAAGTATGAGGGAACAACTGTTACAAAGACAGCAGAGCCTAACTCTAAGATTATCCTTAACAGAAAGAATGCAGCTCTTTTCTGCTCAATCAATGAGATCAGCTTTACAGTAGCAAATGGTATTTTCCATCCTTCTTCAAAGAAGCTTGGTACAAATGCTACATGGGATGATACACTTAACTCATTCCACTTCAGATTCTCTGATTCTCAGAAGTCAGTAAACGATGATGATGTTAAGATTATCATTGAGGATGCTGATGGAAACATCAAGGATGAGTATGTTTCAACATTTGGTTACTTACTCAATCCAAAGGACAAGAAAGTTCGTGGTACTACAAAGAAAGACGGTACAAAGTATACAGCTCAGGATATCTGCGCAGCATACATTCAGAAAGTTCTTCACGATCAGGGAGTACTTTAATTCTGACGACAGCGATAGAGTCTTCTATAAATATACAAGGGCACCTAGGTCAACTGGGTGTCCTTTTTGATTTTGTAAGGAACAAAGTTTAACAAGAATTTACTTGTAGATAAGCAATAAAATATAATAGGTATAATTTTTAAATAAAGAGGTAGTTTAAAATGAGTAGGTATGCACGTATAAAATATGAGGGTACTACAATAGGAAATGTAGAGGTTCTGAATTACCTGGGTAACAGAAAGTACCTATGCAGATGTAAATTATGTGGACAACAGTTTGAAGTTACAAGTGAGGCTTTAAGGCTTAGAACAATTAATAAAAATGATAAATTGATTAGGTTTAGTGACCACACTGCAATTCATATGGTTGGACAGAGTATAGGAAATTTTGATATATTGAAATATCTTGGTAATGATAGATTTGAGGTCAGATGTAAAAAGTGTGGTAACACTAGCACAGTTTCATATAGCGGTGTAACTTCAAGCCCAAAGTATAAGGGGTATGGCTGTAGCAAATGTTGTAACAATGTTTTTATAGATGAAACTAATAAGATATATGGTGACTTCTTTGTTAATAAATATGTGGGCAAGGGAAAGTATTTATGTACATGTACAAAATGTGGATATACAAAATATACACTTGGGGCTAACTTGAGAAAAGAAAAGTTCTGTGAGTGTATAAAGTGTAGGTCAATGAGAAAAGGGAATGAACTTGTTTGATAGCATAAAAATATGTAAGGTATAATATTTTAATTTTTAGAACAATTAGGAGAAAATGTGATACATGGAAAATGAAGATAGAAGCAGTTGGTATAACAAGTACAGACCTAAGACATTGGAAGAATACTCAGGTAGAGCAATAAAAGACATTGTAGAAAAGAGATTTACAAAAAGGGCAAATATGCCACAAGTAACATTTATTCAAGGTACAAGAGGTTGTGGTAAGACCACATTGAGTAGAATTTTGTCTAAGTATTATTTATGCCAGAACTTTACAGAGGAAGGACCTTGCGGACATTGTGAAATGTGTCAGGCTATAGATGAAATATTGATAAGTGCTGAAAATTTTGGTGTAGAGTGTCCTGGTGTTACAGAGTTAGCAGCTGATAGGTTTAATACTAAAGAGGCAGTACAAGAGGTACTTGAGGATGCAATGCAGGTGCCAATTTATACAGAATATAAGGTATTAATTATAGACGAGGTGCATGAATTATCTAAGTCAGCTCAGACCAGTATGCTAAAGATACTTGAGGAACCACCAAAACATCTTATAGTAATAATGGCTACCACTAATCCTGAACAGGTATTGAACACTATATTAAGTAGATGTCAATTAATACTAACTGCTAAAAAGCAGACAATAGCAGATATGACTGATAGGTTACTTACTATAAGTGAGAAAGAGGGATTAACTGTAAGTAGAGAAGCTCTTGAAGTAATATCAAAAGCTGGCGGACGAGTACCAAGGGACTGTATAAAATTACTTGAGTCAATTGCAAAGACATATGGAGATGAAGTAACAGTTGATATAGTAAAGGAATATGTAGGTACAACATCCTCTGATATGTATATGCAGTATTTTAAGGCAGCTAACAGTTCTCTTGCAGATATACTTGAATTTGTAAAACTTGTGCAGGACAAAGATACAAATTTGGCAGAGTTTGTAGACGGACTCATGGAATTTGTAGTAGATGCAATGTATATAAAGTTTGGTATAGCCTATGATGAATATACTACAGATTTTATAAAGAGCATTAAGGAATTGTTTTCAATGTATGATTCAAGTGAATTTGACACATTGATGCAAATAATAGAATACCTTACAAATCATATAACAAAGGATAGGGATAATAGAAATACAATGTTATTAATAACTACTGCAATGAGAATAGGTAAGATAAACTTATTAGCAAATGGACTTGCATCTGAACAATCAGAGGCAGTAGCAGAAAACAAGATTTCAGTTTATGAGCATAGTAAGATGTTGCAGAGCAATAATAGCGAAATTATTGAGCAGACCAAAATAAATTTGGACCTTGAAATGATAAAGGATGAGTTTAAGGATTCTTCACAGGTAATTGATACTGGAAACTTGTTAGATAATGTTGAGATACCTTATATAGATTTGGATTCAGATATAGAACCAGAGGAGGAACAGAGTAAAGTTAAGAGCCTAGGTAGTGAGGTAGACGAGTTCTTTAAGGACTAATGAGTAAAATTGAATACATATGAGATACAAGTGTTGTAAAATATAGTGCAGTAATATTGTTAATTATAGCAAGGTATGAGTAGGAGACCACATTATAAAATATTGATGTGGTCTTTTATTTATGCCTTGTTTTTAGTTAGTGGAAATTTTAATAATTTAATGAATATTTTAAATGTCGAAAGACATTTGGGATATAAATACTATACAATAATTAAAGAGAGGAGAAGTCTAATTATGAAGAGAGTAGCATTATTAACTCTGTCTTGCTTATTGGTGTTTGGTAGTGTAAGTGTAGCTTATGCATCATCTCTTGATGATATTATAGCACAATCTACAGATTCAACTGACAATAGCAGTGTATCGCAGGAAAGTGCTGAACCAGTACAAGAGCAGACACCAGCAGTAACAAATAGCCAGAGCACAGTGCAGTCAAACAGTGACTATGCAGAACAGTACATGAACGATTTGAAAAATGCCACTAAATTGGACACACCATCCGCAGCAGCAACTAAGGTAAATCAAGGTATAAAAACCTTTGCATCCTTTGTTGTTCAAGTAATAGCTTATGCTGTTACAGCCTTACTAGTTGTAAGGGTTTTAATAGACCTTATGTATATATGTATACCATTTCTTAGGTCTAAATTAGCCAATGGTTATCAAGGAAATGCACAGGCTGGTGGCGGTGCACAAGGTGGTAACAGTGGATTTGGCGGAGGCGGCTTCGGTGGAGGTGGCTTCGGCAATAGCGGCTTTGGCGGAGGCTACGGTGGTGGCTTCGGTGGAGGTGGATTTGGTAACAGTAGCTTTGGTGGAGGGGGCTTCGGTGGTGGCATGAACCAAGGTAACCAAGCTTCACCTGCTACAGGTAGAGTACAGTGGGTATCTGAAGCAGCATTAAATGCTGTGGCAGCAGGTGCTGTAGTTGACCAGAACAATAAGCCAATAAGTCCACTTAAAGCTTATGCAAAGGACATGGTTCCTACTCTAGTAATAACACCAATATTACTAGTTCTTGCTATAACTGGTGTACTTACAGACCTTGGATTCTTAATTGGTAACGTTATAGCAAATGCAGTAAGTGGTATTTCAACAATGTTATAATAGTGTGTGACATAGGAGAAATAAAGTGAGCAGGACAAGTGAAGTAATTAAGAATAAGAATAAGATTGAAAAGGCAAGAAAAGCTCGTCGTAAGAATGAAATGGTTGCATTGAAAAATAAATCAGCATTTAAAGCAAGACTGTACGATGAGTTGAAAAAGGTAGATATAATATTAAATGATAAGGACATAGATGCTGTGGTAGTGACAGTTCCAGAAAAGTCAATTAGCCAGTTTACCACTGCTATATATTCAGAGGATTTAGTAGGATATACAGTTGAACAGGTACCACAGCATCCAAATCAATTCTACCTTAGAAGAAAGTATATATCTTTCTAGTATTTAAGAACGGACATAGAAAAGATTTAAGAAGGGTGGAATTATAAAATGTCAAGAATGAGTATTCAAGATAGATACGATGAAATATGTAAATTATCAGGTTTGTCTGAAGATGTAGTGCGTAGAGTGTTTAAGGCTACAAAACAGAGTATGGCAAAATCATTGAGACAAGGTGAGCCGAGCACTGTACCTGGTATAGTAACAATAACACCAGAAGTAAGACAAAAGTTAAGTATAGGTGGTCAAAGTTTAACAAGATATATACGTTTGAAAGCTAAAGCTTCATCTGCTTTAGAGTCTGAAATATCCAAGTTAGATAACTTTGAATCTGATAGTGATACATTGACAGAGGAAGAGTATGAGGCTGAGATACAGGCTAAGTTGTTTTTGAAAGACCCCGAACTTAATGCACCTGAGAAACCAAAAGGAATACGTGTGTCACAAATTAATGCATTATTATAAAGTAAAAGGAGTCAGCTATGACAGGACCAACTCATAGAAAGTTTTCCGTAGCCTTTACATTTATAGGTGCAATGCTGATTTACAAGTATAACATTCTTGATATAAGTTATTACTTAGTAGTTATGGTAATGCTTATGACTGCAAGACATGGTGCATTATTTCCAGACTTAGATCATTCATGGAAGAATGTAGGGAACAAAACTGTGGTGAATAAGATAGTAAATAGTCTTATACACTTAACTGGGGGAAAGCATAGAAGTTGGCAGACACACAGTATAGATATATGTATGTGGTTTACAATAATATCATTTATATTACCTGATATAACTTATAGGTATGATATAATATCTTATTTAAACTCACAAGTGCTAAAGTTAATAATGATAGGATTTTCCACTGGTTGGATAAGTCATGAGTTTAGTGATATGCTAACATCTGGTGGTGTGAGGTTGTTCTTCTTTAATAATAAGATAAAGTTAAAATTAGTACCTAAGAGAATTAAGATATTCAGAAAGGAATTAAGGTTTAACACAGGTAATGAATGGGAAGCTTTCTGTTATAAATGGACAAACAGAATAAATAAAGTGTTAGGTGTAATATGCATAATATATCCATTTATGCATGAATTAATTAAATAGAAAGGTGGAATAAAAATGCAAGACAGTAGAAATAAAATAAGTGCAAGATTATTAGTGATACTTACATTGATTATGACATTAGTAATGAGTATGACAGCTTTTGCAGATTACTCTAGTGCTAAAGATGCTGTAGCAGCTTATAAAAATACTGGTACTCTAAGTAGTTATGTATTTACTACTAAACCAGCCGGAAGTAGTATAGATTCATGGAACGACACTAGTACAGGTATTACATACTATTGGGACACAGCTAATGAATCAGCTATTATAAGCGCTGCGAACAGTCTGTCAGCTAAGTCAACAGCTACTTCAAATGACCAACAGAAGATTGAGGAATTTTCTAACATAACTAATGGATTTGGCTTACAGGCAGATGTAAGTGGCGCAGGTGCTTTATTATCAGGATTCACAGGCGTAATAACTACATTACTTGGTATCTTGACAGTAGTAATTACAATAGGTATGACAATATTTACAGGCTTTGACCTTTGCTATATTGCCTTTCCTACATTTAGAAATACTTGTGAGGAGGCAAAGCAGTCAGGTTCAGGATTCATGGCTAGTAATAAAAAGACAAGTAGTGGTGAAACCAAGCTTAAGTTTATTTCAGATGAGGCTCAGTATGCTGTAAATGCAGCTCAGACTACAGAGAGTGGTAAGAATCCATTTATCATTTACTTCAGTAAGAGAATAGTAGCTTACATGGTACTTGCAGTGTTACTGTTCATTTTCTTAACTGGACGTATTACAATATTTACAGACTTAGCTTTAAAGCTTGTATCTGGTGTATTGAATATTATACAGGGTGTATAATGAGAGTAACTAGCAAAACTAAGGAGGTTAACATATGTTATTACTCACTAAAACAAGTACTAGCATAGCTTCACTTGTAGAAGAATTGGAAAAGAGAATATATTCTAATGGTGATGTAAACTATTTGTTTATGATACAGAGTACAAATGTGATATATAGTATAGCCTCCTTAGTTCTTGGTATATTATCTTTACTAATAGTAATTATAGTACCTATAGTAATAGCCTTAGAACTTATGTATATATGTTTCCCAGCAGTGAGAGCAAAAGCTGATGAACTTATAATGAAAATAGAGGGCTCTGGACATAAAAATAACTTAGTCCAATTTACATTAAGAGATGCAGTAGAAGCTGTGGAAGAAGCTAATACACGAATGGTTGGTGAAAGATCAGCCTTATGGATTTATTTACAGATAAAGGTAAAAAGTGTATTGTTCCTAATGTTTATTGTGGCACTGGTAGTAAGAGGAAGTGCCTCTATAATAGCTTTTATGGACGGACTTATTAGTAATATAATATATGCTATGTTTGGATAGACAAGGCGTAAGCTGGTACACTTTATATAAAGAGGGACCAGCTTATGTTTTTGAAAGAAATGTAACAATATAAGAAATTAGATAACTAAGAAAGGAAAGAGTAGGCATGAAGATATCAAGAAAGATAATAATATTAACAATAGCCACATTTGTTTGTCTAATGTCTACAGCCTGTGGTGAAACATTAAAAGGATATGTACAGCATGACCTAGGTAATCAGCTTAGTGAGAAAGTGGATGCTAATATTATGATAGTTGACCAATTAAAACAAGCCGGGTTCTTATCAGAAAATGAGGCAGCTAGTGTAACAGCCTCATTGAACACTCAGAAGGCTGACTTTGAAACTCAGATAAGAACAATAGAGGGCAGTGGAAAGATACCTGGAAACTTGACAGGTGCTATTTCAAGTTTCAGAATAGCAGATGGAAGTACACTACATTACCTTGGTAATACCGATTCTGTACAGACTGATGAGGGTTCCTTCTGGGATACATTTAATCCAAAGACTTCATCACATCAACCACTATCAGAAAAATTGAATTGCTTGATATTGACAAATTACTTGTGTTTGTCTAAAGGTGGTGTGGCAATATGGGGTGATACTCCAAAGAAAGGATTTGTAGAGGAGGATTCAGAGGATAACTGGTATACTAAGACATCTTCTGGTAACTATTGTCCAATAAATGAAAAGCAGTCTAAGATATGGCATGTAAAAGATACAGGTATAAATCCTATAGTGCTAGTGGCTGATGATATTGAGACATCTATAGAGAGTAAGTTTGATTATGAGGTATATGTTTTAAAGCCTGACATAGTCACTGGTGACGATTCTGGTTCAATAGATATTATTATAACAGCATTGCAATCAGCTATAACAAAATCAGGTAACAATAAATCAAATACTGGTATGACAGTATCAAATACAGCTTTACTTGAGCAATATTTTCAAAAGGCAACCACTAAAGATGGTAAATCAATAAAATTAATTGATAAGGATGGTAGTGGAAACATACCAGATGAATATAAGTTGGTAAAAGTAAGTAGTGCAAATGACCTTGATACAGGTGACACAACAGCTACACCTGGTAAGGATTTGATAGTAAAGCAGTATAATGTTCCAATGATGTCATTAAGGTTTAAAGAGTTTGACCAGACAGCTGTAGATAACTTAAATGCATTGATGGGTTTACAAGAGAATAAATATGTATTTTGTGAGGTAGCAGGTTCAAAAAGAGCTTACTTAATGGAATATCCAGTATCAGTATTATCTAGTATTGAACAAGTAGATGATAACAAGGTTAATGGTACACTTGCAAGTTCTGGTATAGGTGTGAACTTGTTTACTGGTAAGATAGTAAAGTATGATGTAGATTCTACTGGTGTTAAATGGCTCGCATCTGGAACGGCTATAGATAATTCAGTAGAGAATTACTTAAATGTAGATGCAGCTTCAAGTAATAATGAAACATCTAAGAGTTCATTTATACTGAAAGGAATGACAACTACCACAATAAGTTACAACTTGTCATCTGGTGAAGCAAAGCAGAATATAACGACAGGTAGAATTGTATTAAGAGACTATCTGGAGGCTACCTATGCACCAGGTTTTATAGATAATGAGCCTGTGGTCTCGTTTGGGCGAAAGATAAGAGTTAATTTCTCACAATGGGATGAATCGGTGTACGATAAGAATAATGCTTATACACAGTATAGTCCATATTGGGACAAAACACAAACTTTTGGGTACTATGTAGATAAATCGGGTGACCGAATAGAAACCTCACCAACACTAAAGATAACAGACCTAGCAGATATAAATTATCTAATGACTGGTACAACTTCAAGTACATGGACAAAGAACAAGTTGTATAGTATAGTAGAGCCTGGTCAAAAGACATCTAAGACAGAAGCTACAGCAGAGGCTGGTGAGGTACACTCAGCAGACCAACTTGAAAAATATACAGTGGACAGTAAGAAATTACAGACTACACTTCCACTTCCAAGTAAGTATCTGGCTAAAGAAGATTTTGACAATGATACCACGTCAAAGCAGAGGTTTTATGTATTAGCTACCAAGTATAATATGTTTGACACTGGACTGTTTAGCGATTGGATTGAAAGTACATCAAGTACAGCTTCATTAGATTGGTGGGACAGTTACCTTGCAACTTACAATTATTTATATAGTCCTGGACATGAGGCTGTAAATAATTACTTGAAAACGAATTATGCATACGAGTTAAGTCAAAATGGTGTAGTTGTATTGGACCTTGAAACAGTAAGTAAGGTACAAGAGATATTTGATGATAAGACAGCTCATGACAGGGTATCGAATATAAGGACATTCTTTATGATACTTGGTTGGGTATTAATAATATATAGTATGATATTAATGCTCTGTTGGGGTGTAGATGCCAACATGGATATAGGTGTAAAGTTGTTAGAGAAAGCAACCTTTGGGCATTGGGTGGCTATTAAGTATGAGGATGATGTGCCATACATGAATACAAATGGTAGGACATATCTGACAGGTTCAAAGATGTTTATAAGATGCTTAATAATTATATCCTTAGGATTAATAATTATATATGTGAACATCTTCACTGTAGTATTAAGGCTCATAGAATTGTTTGGTTCGTTCGCATCAAAGATAGAGAAAATAATTCTAGGTACTAGATAGACATTAAGGAACATTGAGGAAAGGAAAAATAAATATGAAACAAAGGATTGTTACAATATTAAAAAAGTTAATAATAGCTTTAATGTGTATAACGACCTTATCCAGTGCCATAGTGTCTGTTATACCTATAGCCAAGGCAGATAGTTTATCTGTATTGGGTACAAATAAGGCTTTGGGTTCTCCAATTTTAAATGAAAATTTCACAGTAGATAACTGGAACAAATGGGAAATAGTTTGTTGGGGAGTATTCTTAAGTAATTTCTGTCAGCCATTGATAGATACTTATGAATCAGCCTTTAAGTCTGGAACTACAGGTTCATCTGGTGCAGGATATAAGGCATTATGCTTTGGTAGTGGTAGTGATGCATCAAATAATGAGACTATAGAAGCCTTTTGTGATTATGCTATACAGCAACAGAAGTCAGCTTCATTAAGACAAGTTTATGTTACCTACTCACATGTAAGATACAGTGGTTTGACCAGTATAGCAGGTCAAGGTAATTTTTTAATAACAGATGAACAAGACCCTAACGTTGATGCAAAGGTGGCAAGGCAGGCTACAATATCAGATTTCTTTTTTAAGGATGGTAGTGATGTTGATACGACAAATGCTAAAGTAAAGGGTTCAAGTGTATTGAGTACAAATGTATTAGTGCAGAGTTGGTATACACATACAGTATCAATAGATGCATATGTACCAACTTTCTGGATTGTAAATACAAATAAGCAGTACGTAAAGATTTTAGACTTTATGGACACCTGGGATATACAGGTATTTACAGCTATCATAAATGCTGTAAGAGAGACATATGAGTCTGACTTTACAACAGCTTTTGACAACTATGTAAATTCAAATGCATTGGTATCTTTGGACGTATTTGGAAATTTAGTAATGCCAGACAGAAAGATGTTCTTCCCAGCATCAGCTAATCAGAATATAACAGAGGATAAATCTATAAATCTGGTAAATAGTTGGGTGTTTAACAGTTATAATTCGACATACTCAAATGATAACTTAATTGAGGGTGTAAAACAGGAGGCATTAAAAGCCATATTTATACCATATAGTATTTTATCTGGTCTTCCTGCTTTTACAGAGAGTAGTTTAGGAAATATAGGATTACTGTATTATGATACAGACTCAATAGTATTAAGTGATAATAACGTAACAATAACTCCTGGTGAAGCAGTTAAAGATTTATTTGACTGTGATATAAACCAAGGAACTACTCAGAAATATCCATTAAAGTTTGAGATAGCAGGTTGTGATACTAAGTTTTCTCGTGGATTTTGGAAGACAGTTACATTTAAGTCTAGGGATGACTTAGTTCAATCTAGTTTGGTGGCATCTGTATTGAGCAATAGAAATGATGGTACATCAGCACTGCCAGCTATGTTGAATTACATTGAGGCTACTGATGGTACACATGTAGATTTGTTTGACTCAGACCCAGTAATAATTCCAGTACAGCTGTTATCAAAGACTCAGGACGGTAAAGCTTTAAGGTATTTTTATAACTATTGTTATAAGGCATATACAGGTAAAATAACTAACCAAAGTGAGGGTGGAACATATTATACTAGTATGTTAAAGAGTGGCATGAGTATTCTATCCGCAACCACATTTAAAGAATTTAAGTCAGAGGCAAAGAATTTATGGGCAGGATTTAAGTCAGCTTATCCACAGTTCAAAAAAGTGGATTTCAGAGATTCAATGATACTTGACATAGGTGATAATGAGTCAATAAATCCAGACTCATTTAGATTAGTAAAAGTATACCCTATATCGGATGTGTTGAGGTCAGTGTCTTCTGTATTAGGATGTGTAGACGGTACAGAGTTTAGTGTGTACTCTACGATGATATACATGACTTATCTTGATTGGTACGGTGTAGCAAATGTGACTACATTAACTTCTGGAACAGAAGGTACAAGTAATTTTGATAAAGACATATATGATTCATCTATTGACATGCTAAGTTTAGACCCTGGCGAATTAACAGATTTGAAGTCAGAGGAGGATATGGAAACAGAAGTATTAAATATGAGTTACTTGATGCTATCCCCTGACTCAGGACGTACATATAGAAAGACATTGATATATAATGGAATATCAGACTTTTTATATGAGCAGTACAATAGAATGGTTTATGGTGGTGCTAGTGCAGATTATTCTGGCTCGGCTTCAAAGAGTAACTCAGGATTCTTTGCTATAGAGACATTTGATGAAAATCCACTAACAAGTTTCTTCTTAGAGAACTATGTAGATATAGCTGTGTGGATAATTGCAATATGTGTAGTAGCTTCCATAATAATAGGATTACTAAAGAAAAGAAAGCTAAGTTGGTTTGTATTCTCAATTATAATTGTGGTTAACTGTGTATTATTAGTCCCATCATCAGGTGAATTAGTACCATACACCACATCGCACATAGTTAATAAGATGTTTAGTTCCAAAATGACTGCTTGGAGCATGTCAGAGGGTATAGCCAATGCACAGCTTGAGAGTAATGCTCAATCCTCTACTGGTACATTTACAGGCATGACAACAGAAGAGGCTGAACTTGCTACAAAACTGATAAAACAGTTGAACGTAGTATATACAGATAGGTCACTGATGCTTAAGCAGGATATAAGTCAGAAATTGACACAGGAATTAGGTGGTGTATACTCAGAAATTCAGTCTTTGCAGTCTGCTAGGTGGATATTACCAATGGTAATGGAGCAGTTCACAAATCAAGAGGATACTTATGGAAGTCTATATGTTAAGCTGAGTAATGTTTGGGATGACGCTAGTAATCTGTATTGGTACTTTAACCCAGATGATGCTACAAATGTAACAAAGAAGACAGCAACTTCAAGTCAGTTTGTACCTGGTTCTGGTTCAGCTGTTACTAAGGTAGATACCATAGAGAGCTATGATTCATTGACAAGTTACTTCCAAGATTTTGTATCTTGCGATTGGGCAGATGATACTTCTACTAATGTAAACTATGCGAATTACTCATATACTTTGAATAATGACCTTAATAGTATAGTTCATACATATGCTTGGGTGTTACCAGACTCCACAAGAATGGTATACAGCAGAAAGCATACACTTGGTACAAATGGTGAGGATTATGTAAATGCAGACTCATGGCAGAAATATATAGATAACATTACTGGTGCAGATGGTTCTTCAAAGAAATTAATGAAATCTAACTTTGAAACCACAAGAACAAGTGATGATGTAGATAATAACTATAATAACGGTGGCTTTGAACAAATAGCAGATACATATGATAGAACAGATGCATCCTCATTAAAGGCAGGGTTTAGCTTTTATAAACATACCGAATCACCTTTCTACTATTTCTTTGATGTAGTAAAGGATTCATTTAATAAAGATATAACAGCAGGAACAACTGCTGGTGCTACATTAGGAAGCGTAGTAGGAAAGTTACTTGGCACTATAGAGGAAGATGCAGACGGTAATGAAGTAAGGTCAAACTTTATGTATGCAACTATAACAAGTGATAAAGAGGAAGAATCTTCAACAACTGGTAGAATTACTAATAGTGATGTAGCTTATACAGGATATGTAAGGGATGTACTTGACCTAGAATATTTCTTTAGTAATGTAGTACCGTACTTATATCAAATGACACTTGAAACAGGTGGATTTGATGGTGAATCTGGAATATTAGGTGACCTTACAATTACGGATGATAGCGATTACTATGAAGGAAATATGCAATCATGGGCGTACAGATGTAATTGGGCAGTAAAATTAATGGAAAATCCTGAATTATCAGACCCAATGACAGTAAGAGATAATGCTGGCAACAAGTATACTGTAAATAATCCATTATTACCAGAGTGTTACCCATCTAATAGACCAATGGTATACAGTGAAGCTCAAATGTATGCACTTGGACTTACAGAATATGACCTTAATGTAGTAGAGCTTAAGTGTCTACAAGTTAATGAGGACGTAGCTAAGACATGGACAATGCTTGTAAATTATGCTGGTACATCTGGTGTAACTAAAGAGGTCTTCTTCAGACAGATGGCTACAGATGCTACAATGATATTTGACACAGAGTTTAGTACTGGTGGAATAATGAATAATTTGTATAGCATTTATCCACAGTCAATAGATTTAAGATATTTGTCATTTGACAGTATTATGAAAATGTTGATGTTAAATGTATCAAAGAACTCAAGTTATGTATATGGTGATACAATGTCACAATTGATTGAGGACACTGATTTAGTAACCGCTTTGATATTGTTGTTAGTAGCATTTGCATGTGCTTTCATAATGCCTGGCATAAGAGTAGTATTAATGGCATTAATATTCTACTTAGGATTCACTGCAATAATAAGAGCTTTGTTTACCAGTCCTAAGGCAAAAGCAAAGATATGCTGTGGACAATTAATAAGTAACCTTGCATTTATGACCTATACAATAATATATTATGCTTCGTTCTCTTTAATGATGTCTGTTACATCCAGTGATGAGGTATTAAGCATAAATAGTATAACAACTAACACTGGAAATCCAGTATGGGTACTCTTATTAGTATTATTGTTCTCAATACTTTATATAGCAGCTATGGTAATTCAGATAAGAGCATGCATATTCAATTATAAAGATATGGGATTTGAAATGTATGCTCAGTTAGCAAGTGCAGCTGTTGATAGAGTGAGAGGTGCAATAGGTAGCTTCAAGGACTCAATCAGTGATGGCTGGGGTGATATAAGAGATGCAGTTAACGGAAATGGTTCAGGCTCTGGAAGTGGAGAAAAGAAACAGGTAGGAATAAATGGAACAGGTAGGAAAGATGGTTCTACTAATACAAAGATAGATAACAGTACAAATACCTTGACCATAAATAATAATGGTGACAATAGTGATAGTGATATGCAACAAGACATGTTGGCTTCAGCTTATGAATCTGGTAGGGACGATGGTGAATCAGTAGTTGACTCACAGGCTACTACAGATAGCATTAATGCTCAGATAGAGGCAGGAAGTTCAATGGGTCAAGAGGAATAAAATAAAAATATGATAGACAGGACGTCTTTGAAAAATAATAGAGATGCATCCTGTCTATTATATTACAGTCAGAGAATATTTTATACAGTCCAAGTACAAGTTAGTCAGAATACTTAAAAGTTGTGGTCTTGGATATAAGCATTTGAATGTATAGAATTTGTTATTATTTAATTTTAAAAAATAAATTAAAAGGTGGATATACAATCATGGCTAATACAAAGCGTAGAGCTGAATATATAGATAGAAATGGAAATATGTTTATACCTATGAACGTTGAGGGTGGTTCCTATAATGAACACTTTATAACAACTCCAAAATTGGCTTGCATTATAGGTATAATAGTAGGCTATGTAGCAATAATAATGTACATAGGTTCAATAAATGGTTCCTTTATGGGTTATTTAATAACATTAGCAGGCTGGTCTGTTATAACAGTGTTCTTATTAAGGTTTGTAATATTTGAGGAAAAGTTCTATTATAGAATGTACCAAGAGTTGAAAGAACATGAAATTACCACACCTGCAATATTTTGGGACATAGCTTCAATAAAAGATACAGAAGATGGTGCTATAGTAACATATTCAGATGCAAGAATAGCAATAATGGTAAAAATTGACAGAGATACAATAACTGGTAAAGAATCCGATTTTAAGGAAATGCATTATGATGCTATATCGGACTTCTATAGAGAGGTAGTGAATAGTAGATACAGTTTCATACAGATGAATGTAATGGAACAAGCTGGAAAAGACCCAAGGCTTAGTGAGTTGAATAAGTTAGTTAATAATAGTGACAATCCAAATATTAACAGACTTATGGAATTGGAAGTAGGATATATAAAGAATATAACAAGAACTTCCTTATATGAGAGTGACTACTTTATATTTTATACCACTGATGTGGCTAAGGTGGATACAATAATAAATGATATAACAGAGTGTTTGTTTAAACTACTTGACGGAGCTTATGTAGGATACACAATAATGTCAAGTAAAGAGATAGTAGATTTTGTTAAAGACCAGTATGGTGTGAATTATTTCAATGCTACAGAGGCGAGCATGAACATGTTTAGTAGAAACTCAGTGAATATATTGCCACCATTCAATATAACTGGAATAGTTTGGAATAACTCAGAGGAACAGGTGTTAAATAATAAAGAGCAGACAATATTAAAAGATACAGTGAACAGAATATCAAGGGAAACATTAAAGCAAGAAGATGTATCATTTAAAGAGTCAATATACAGAAAGCCAGTTAAGAAGAAAGTTGGTGTAGACTTTGATACACTTGGAGAATCAAGAGTACAAACGAGAAATAATTCAAGGCAGGTAATAAAGAGAGAACATATAAACCAACCAAACCAAACAGCTCAGAGAGAGTCAGTTGAGCAAAAAGATTTACAGGAACAGAGATCAAATTCAAATAGTAACAGTAGCCAAGAAATTGGTTTGAATGAAATAGGCAATGTTAAATTAGATAAATCAGTAAATCAAAACAGTCAGACTTCAAAACCAATACAAATGCCAGAGATAAGTTTTGATAACAATAGTGATGAAGATGGTTTCATTGATTTATAAAAGTTAAAATTAAAAAAAAGGAGTAATACAGAAATGAGAGTATTATTATCAGGAGGAATAAAGACAGACAATATACTAAGGGAAGTAGAGAAGAAATTTCAGTCAAGTGGCGAGGAATTTTTAGTAGTAAACTATATAGATACTGTGGATGACATATATAGTAAGGGTGATTATTTCGATAAAGCAATAATAACAGAGCAGAGTATAACAAAAGAGTACACAATAAATGATGAGGCTGCAATTAGAAAAAGAGTAAATGACTTTGCATTAGATATGCAACGTAGAGGTAAGAAAGTAACATATGTGTTCCTACTTAAATCTGAGGAAATAGCTAACATGGTTCAAGAGGAAATACTTCCAATTATAAGATTTAGTGCAGTAGTAGTTCAGCAACCACCTTATGCAGTAACATTTATGGCTAGTTTAATCATAACAGATGTAGGTCAGTTACCGGATAAAATATTATATCATCCAAAGTCAATAGTAGGTGATACAAGCTACAATTCCAATAACTCAGATACAGATTTGGACTTAACAAGTGATATGGATTTGAGTGACAATTATACAGTAAAGAATGCACCAAGTGATATGTCAAATCTGTTTGGGTTTAATGAGGAGGATAACTTGTTTGGTGATGAGGAGGATGACCCATTTGCATCCCTAAATGAGTTTGATAGCTTCACACCAGATGAGAATACAAGTACATCAGAATCAGAGTCAGAGGAATTTAACTTTGAGGATGGCCTGTTTGGTGATGAAAATAACAATATGGACCAGGCAGAACAAACATTTGAAAATAATGAGAACATTGATAATCAATTTGGTTCAAATTCATCAGATGGATTCAACTTTGAGGATGAAAATAGCCTGTTCATAAATGACCCAGATGCAGCCAATTCAAATTCATCAGATGGATTCAACTTTGAGGATGAAAATAGTCTGTTCATAAATGATTCACAGCAATTTGAACTAAATCAAGAGCAGTTCGAGGTAGAGCAAAATCAGTTGGAAGATGAGGGAATAGAATTAGAAAATATAGAGCCACTTGGTCAGAGTTATGAAGATGCTCCTGAGTTAGTGGATAAGAAAGTAAAAATAAGTAAAGATGAGGAGTATACTGGTGATATGAACTATGAGGATGATTATGGAACAATGCAGGAAAATGATTTATATGCAAATTATGACCCTAATGCTCCAATAGAAGGCTTTGATGATACAGTAGAGGATGACAGTTTATATGCTGATACATCAATGAATTATGATAACATGGTGGATGACAGTGACCTGTATGGAAATCAGGGTGGAATGAGCTATGATGATAACAGCAACATGGGAAATGCAGAAGAAGAACTCTATAATGTAGATGAGGATATGAATAATGGAAATAATGTAGGGTTTGATATAGATGCTGATTTATATGGTACACCAGAACAAATGGACGATGCACAGTCAAGTGTAGCTGAAGACCCTGAAGCTAATATGTATCAGATGGAAGAGGAGAAGAGAGCAAGAGAGACTCAGCTCAGACAGCAAGATATGATGATGCAACAGCAGATGAATAACCAAGGTAAGAAGAAAGGTTTATTAGGTAGGTTTAAGAAAGGAAATGCACAGCCTCAGCAACCAATGATGGTACCTAACCAGTTAAATGTAAATGCACCAGTACAGAATAATGTGAATCCAATGGGAAACATTGGTAACATTGGTAGAGTAAATGCCACATCAGTACAGACAGAGTTAAAACCCTTTGCTGCTAGAGGAAACAATATAGTTGTAACTGGTTGTGGTGGTTGTGGAACAAGTACAGTAGCCTACAATATAGCCAACATAATAAATCAGCTAGGATATACAGTGTTATTAATTGACCTTGATACAGAGGGTAGGTCGCAGAATTATATTTCAAGAGCAAATTATGAGAGTATGGAGCCTGATGGCGCTAACCTAATGGCTGCTGTAAATAGCTCTACAAATTTCCAGTCACATGTTAGCGTAGTAAAGAGTGGATTTCATTTATTAACCATGGGATTAGGAACAGATGTAGCACCAGTAAATGAGATGTTACAAGAGGATAGAATACCAAGGTTCCTTAATATGGCAAAGTCAGCAAGTAATTTCGTAATATATGATGTTCCATTTAACAGTGCCAAGGGATACTTGAAAGATGTAGTTTACAGAGCTGATAACCTTGTACTTGTAACAGATGCAAGTAACTGGGGAGTAACAAAAACCATGTTGAGTGTATGTAACATAGAGGAAAATGATATGCAAGATATAATGTTTACTAAAGCTCAGTTAGTGTTTAATAGATATAGAAATTTGAGTAAGGTACTTGGTAAGAAAGTTAGGACTTGTTCAGATATAGCAAAGGTAATGGACCAGAAAGTCATAGAACTTCTTGGTGAAGACCCTGGCTTCCATTTCAGTGACCTCCATATAGCAGGAATAATTAATGATGACCCTGACTTTGAAAATGGTTGGTTTGATGATATACAATATTCAGATACTAAGAGAGGACAGGAGGTCTTCCTTAGATTAGCAGAGAGCATAGTATTAAAGAAATAGCCAAGAGCTAGAGGTGGTCTGATTCAGTAGAAATATTGAGTCAGACATAGCAATAAATAAGGAATCCTAAAACGAAAGGAAGTAAATACCATGGTAAAGTACTTGATAAATGAAAATTTTCATGGATATGAGAAAGCAGACATAGGAACGGATGAATTAAATGAACTGAGAGACAGTTTAGTGATTGTAGTAATTAATAAGAATTGTGATAATGAGGTAGGAAAATATTATAAAGCAGTAAGTAATTTACTTAAGCATAATAATAGAGTAATAGCTATAGGAATAGAAGACGAGAACAGAACTTTTAAGACAATAGCAGCTTTAATGGTAACCTTTGAGGCATATGATATATATGAAGTACATGCTAAAGAAGATATATCAGCACCATATTTACAAAGGATAGAGGGTAGAAATCCTGATATTATAGAGGTTCAGACATATATAGGTGGAGATGTTACAGCTTATGCAGATATGCAGACAATACTATTTGCAATACAGAGCCTTGTAGATGATGGCGATGTAAATGGATTGGAAAAATACGTTGAACAAAATGCAGTAAGCATAGAGAATTTAGTAAATAACTTAAATAAAATGAAAAAGAAATGTAATGAGTTTAACAGTAACGAATTAATTGATAAGGCTAACAGTTTAAAAGAAAAGGCTGACCAGTTAATTGATAAAATAGCTGAGAAAGATAAGCAGTTAGAGGAAGTAAAGCATGATAGAGATGAGAAGGAAGTAGAGGCTAATACAGCTAAGAGAGATTTAGTAAAGCTTAAGAACTTAAATCAATCACTTCAAGAGCAGGCTAAGTCAGCTGGTTCAGTGGTAAATGATTATAAAGAGTTACAGTTAAAGGGTTCTGATGTAAAGTGTAATGCAAAAAGGATACTGTATTTTAAGGAAATTTCATATGTAAAGTATATGAATACATTTATAACAAACTTTATGAAATACCTTGACACTAATAAGATTACAAATGTAAAATTATTGATATACGATTCAAATGTAAATGTATCTGCTAAATATGGAAATTTAACTATAGTAACTGGTAAAGAGTACAATTTACAGAAATCCCATTTGATAAGTGTAAATAAGGCGTTCGTGGTTGCAGAACCAGTTCCGGCAATAATAAGTGATATAGTATCGAGTGATAAGTGCTTTGACATAGTTATAATCTATGACAGAATGGGAAAGAAAGAGGACATAGTTACAAATTCAAGTAACATAACTAAGTTCTATGTGGTAAATGGTTCAGCTGATTATTACAACATAAAGAAAATGTTTAAATTAACATCTACGACAAACATTATAACAAATTATGATACATCAATTGAAACAAAGTCACAGACAAATCCAAAGCCATTGGCAAGAGAGTTTTTGGATATACCTTATATAGAGAACTACAAAGGTTCCACAGAGTCAGCTAAGGCAAGTCAGTATATAAAATTACAATCTACAGTATCTGGAAAGAATTTATTTGACACGATTAGAAAGTTAGCATGGTTGGATGAGTTCTTCAAGAGGTAGAGAATGGAGGCAATGAGTGTTTGGTAGTAAAAAGAATAAAAATAAGAATACACAGTCACAACAAGTTCAACAGCCAAATACAAATATGAATAACATGAATAGTTCAAACAGTAGTAGTGATGACCCATATGGGAACTTAACACCACAGCAGAGAGCATTCATGGAAGAATATAATAACAAGAACAATAAGAAAAAGTCAGCTAAGATGAGTAAGAGAAAAGAAAAGATTGACATGTATGACATGATATTTGCCAATCTGATAGCTGGAAATTCAATAATTGAGCCAAGCCAAAAGTTAGATAACAGTCAGATAGCAATAGGGTTTAGTAATATTTCTTCTGCTGAACAGCTGACAAAATATTATATGATTAGTAAATTTCCAGATTTCTTAGCTACACAGATGATTGACCACATAAGAAGTAGATGTATGCGAATAGGTGTTAAAATGAACTTTTACTTCTATGTAAATCCCCATACAATAAATTGGGACTCATCTGAAATGAAAAACAGAATGGCTATATGGAGAAGATACAGTAATGAGCATGATGGTAACATAGATATTTTCTCTTATAGGACTCAGAGAGGTGAAGCACTTGCACGTAAGAGGATAATGACATCTACTAAATATTTGAACGAGGCAGAGCTTGAATATAAGAGAAGTTTCTTAAGAGTGTTCTTTATCATAGAGGTTTCTGCTAAGAGAGATGAGGAAAGTTTAGCTAACATGTCAGAATCAATAAGTATACTAAAGGCAATGTGTAAAGGTTCAGACATAAAGTTGACCGAATTAAGAATTAACATGATAGATTGGCTGAGAGCTACAAGTCCATTTAGCTTACAGACGTTACCACAGGTAGATGGAAAGTTATCAAGAAAAGTGTTTACAGATGATGTATTGGCTAACTTCAATAGCTATAAGCAAGGACGTGTAGGTGTAAAAGGGGTTCCACTTGGTATAGATGTGTTGTCAGGTGGACCTGTAATGTATCAGTTTAAGTCAGACCCTGATGCAGCAGAGAATTGGTTAATATCGGCTGGTACAGGTGGTGGAAAATCCTTCTGGTTGAAAGTATTAATGACTTACTTGTTAGCTTGTAACTATACAATGTGTATAATGGACTATGAGGGTGATGAATATAACTCAATAGCAAATTATGTTAGAGCAGGTAAAGCTGATGATGTAAAGATAGTTTCAATGGGTAAAGGCAGTACAGAGTATTTCGACCCATGTGAGATAGCAGAGTTAACAGGTGACCCAGAGGTAGATAATGAGTCAAAAGAGAGTGCAATAGGATTTATAATGAGTTTGTTCCGAGTAATAGTTAAGGGACTTGAGGGTGAGTTGAGCAAGGAGCAGGAAAAAGTAATAAGCTTGGCAATCCAAAGAATGTATGATACAGCTGGTGTTACAGATGATAAGAATACTTGGCATAGGTCAAAAGGATTAAGATTACAAGATGTTTATTTGGAAATAAAGGATATGGTAGAAAGCAAGGAACTTGTAGATAGCGAGGCAGACAATTTAAAGCATAAAGCAGCAGTATCAATAATAGATACAGCTAGTGTATATTTTGAGCCTGGTGAAGCAAAAGCTACCACATTCAAAAATCCAATAAGTGCTAATGAATTGTATGAGTCACAGTTGATAATATTCTCGTTTGGTATGAAAGGTGCTTCGACAAATTCTACAGATAATACAGTATTAGCATTAAAGCAGTTGAGTGTTGCATATGTAAATATTTTGATAAGTAACTATTGTAAGTATGTTAAGCATAACTTCAATGTTAAAGTCTGGGAGGAATTTCAGAGATACGGTGAGATTCCAGGTAGTGAGGACATTATAGGAAACGTAATAACTGGTGGTCGTAAGAGAGGTGATATAAACTTCATCATAACAAATGACCTTGGTGCAATGCTTGATGATAATAACAAGTTAGCAAAAAAGCTAAGACAGAATATTCAGAATTACTCAATAGGTAAGATAAAGGATAGAGCTGTAAGAGAGGACTTCTGTCAAAAGTTTGACCAGAAAGAGATAATGCCGGCGCTTGATAGTATAGCAAAGGCACATATGGCAAGGCAGACAGGTGCTCAGAAATTAGCAGGGTCACAGACCAAATATAAAAATGCATTTTGTATAATACTTGAGGATGGAAAGAAAGCAGTGGTAAAAGCTAAGTTGCCAAAGGCATTAATCAATTCAAATCTGTTTAAGACAGGTGTAAGAGTTCAGGAAGAATCAAAAGAATAAAGATACAGTGATTTAATAAAAAGAGCAAGTTAGAAAAATACTTGCTCTTTAATTCTATCATTAAGATAAGTAAAAGATATATTTTTTATTTTTAAAAGGTGAGGATTGAGAGAGATGTATATTTTATTATTTATGTTCATAGCAATTGTGGTTTATATAAAGACATTTAAGGAAAATTTTAATGAGGAAAATATACAGAAAATAGTACCAGAGTTGTTTGCTGCTGGCGTAATAATTGTAGTATTACTAATATTAAGTGCAATATCATAGAGTTTAAGGTAGGTGACAGTATATGAATTTAAAGAACATGATATCACAAGAGGACGTGGACAGAGTAAATGATATAAGAAATCATCCACAATTTGAGGCAGGCTTTGATGGAGATTCAGATGACCTGTCAAGTAGTGTAGATAATGAACTTGATAATCTATTTACTGATGGTGGCAGTGACTTTGGATTTGATAATGACCCATTTAGTGGGGATGGAAGTAGCAGTTCAAGTTTCAATGACTCATTCGGAAATGATAGTGGATTTGGTGGTGGATTTACTTCAAATGCAAGTCCATTTGGAAATGACTCAAACTTTGGGGGAAGTCCATTTGGAAGTTTTGGAAACAATCCACCACAGGCTCAAGCACAGGTACAACAGAAAGATACAATGGATTTAGCCATGGAAGCAGCTTCTGATACAATGAAGACATTAGGCAGTATAATGATGGACCTATTTAAGAGTGTATCACTAAGAACAGCTGATGATTTTGGATACTTTAGTACAAATATGATAAAAGTCGCCTTAGTAGCAGTGCCAGTATCAGTAGTGCTTGGAATAACAGGTAGCCTAGCAGGAATAAAGATGCTGTCATTTTCAGGTTTAGGTTTACAAGGCACTTTGGCAGGTGCATTATCACTGACCTCTGGAATAGCAGGTATAGGCATGGCATCCTTGATATTAGTTAAAAAGGGTGACGAGGAAGAAGGAACAATAGACAATATACCTGATATAGATACTCATGAGAAAGATAGTAATACAGATAACTTTATGAGTGAATTTGAAGACCAAGCAGGTGCATCATTTGATGATATGTTTGGAAACTCTTCAGAGTTTGATGACTTATTTGGTAGTGATGACGACGATGATACTACGAAAGAAATCAGTGAACCAGAGCCCGAGGAGCCAGAGGAGGAAGAATTCGACGCTGATTTAGATACTGAAATCATTGATTATAATGCAGAACTTGAAAAGATAGATGAAAATGATGTTATATCAAGAGAGAATTTGTTTAATACATTCAAAGTAATGTTACCAACAAATACACCAAAGTTCTATGAACGGTCAGAGATAAGTGTTGATGATACAAACTTCAAGTTACTAGAGACCATTTGTTTAAAGGCTTTGGCGAACTTAGCTAACTGTGAACTTGAAGAGGTCAACAGTCACTTAGAGTCAGCTACAGAGGGATTTTTCTCTTATGAGCTTAGACTAAAGAGAATAAATAAAGTTAAAAAGACAGAGGAGCTTGCTAGAGAAATAGAAAACTATATGAGAGAAAGTAGTAGTGATGAGTCAGTTACAGCTACAGTTGATATAGAGGGTGATTTCTATAAGATAACAGTAGCAAAAGGTGAGACAGCAGTAGTAACATTTGGTGATATATTTAAAGACCAAAAGAACGTGGACTTCTACCTTGATACAAAGAACAAATTACCTGTTATATTAGGTATAGATGCACTGGGAAATGTGGTGTTGGAAGATGCTAAGCTGTTTGACAGTATGCTAATAGCTGGTAAGCCTCGTTCGGGTAAAAGTTGGTATGTGCTAAGTATCATATTCAGCATGATGCTTTTCAATTCACCAGAGGAAGTTCAATTTTGTATAGTTGACCCTAAGGAATCAAATTTGTTCAAGACAATAGCTCTTATGCCACATGTATTTGGACTACATAATCACAAACACATACTTAAAATATTAGATGATTTGATAGATGTTGAGGCTCCAAGGCGTAAAAAATTGTTGGATGACAATCGCTGCGATGATATATGGGCACTAAATAAGAAAGGAATTAAGTTACCAGTAATATGGCTTGTCATTGATGAGTTTATGACTGTCATAGGTGACTTTGATGAGAAAGAGGATAAAGATGCATTCAATATTAAATTAAGAACTCTGTTGAGTCAGTTACCAAGTTTAGGTATACGTTTATTATTTGTACCACACCGTGCAACTGGAGTAGTAGATAAAACCCAACGTACACTTTTACAATTTACAGCAGCTGTAAGAGCTGATACAGACGATGTAAAAGATACACTTGGCATACAAAAGTGGGACAGAGCATTAGTAAAACCTGGTGACATAGCATTAAAAACTTCTACAATGAAAAATGCAAGGTATGTAAGAGGTGCAGCATTGACCACAGAAGATGCAGAAAACACATTATTCATTGAAACTGCTGCTAAAGCATTTTATAAAAAGGGTGTTGACATACCTGATATGAGTAATTTAAGAGTAGCTTACAATAGAGATGAGAAATATATACAAGAGGAACTTGGTGGACAGGCAATAAGAGTTCAATATAATGCAGCTAATATATTAAAAGACATAGAGGATGATGAGGGCATATCAATCCACTTAGGAAAGTGAAAAGTAAGATAAATGGACTTGACAAATAGAAAAATAGATAAGCTTACAATAGTAAAGAGTTTAGGAAATAACAGATGGAAATGCATGTGTGAGTGTGGAAATGAATACATAGCACTCACACATAACCTACTAAATAATAAAACCCTTAAACAATGTGATAAATGTTACCACAAGAGTAGAGTAAAGGATATGACAGGAAAGATTTGTGGTAACTGGAAAGTGATTGAATATGATACAAAAGGAAAATGGAAATGCCAGTGTTTAAATTGTGGAAGGACAGAGTTAGTAATAGGATACAATTTAAGGTCTGGGCATACAAAATCATGTGGGTGTAATCGATTAATTGATTTGAAAGGCAGAGAAATTGGTGAGTGGAAAGTTGAGGAATATGTGGGAAACAGCAGGTGGAAATGTAAATGTTCCTGTGGTACAGAAAAGGTAATACATAGTTATGAATTGAGGAATGGTGAGACAAAGTCATGTGGTTGTAAAAAGTGGCAGTTTGAAAGAGAAACAATGCTTGATAGATATAATGAATTGACAGTAATAAAATCTGATAGTAAGAGAACAAAAGAGCAGATAAGTGCAGTATATAGTAAAGATAACTTAGAAGAATTTATAAAGAGCCAATTCAATTATAAACCAACTACTTATGAATTGTCAAGAGCACTTGGAATAAATATAGCGAACACACTTAAGAAATTACACAAGTTTAAGTGTGAGGAACTAGTTGATATTGATTCAAGGCATTCAAAAATAGAGACAGAAATAGTGGAATACCTAAGAGGAATAACTGATACAGAAATAATATTAGGTGACAGAGAAGAGTTAGATAGTAAAGAAATAGACATATACTTGCCAGAAAAGAAATTTGCAATAGAGGTAAATGGAATACTCTGGCATAGTAACATATATAAAGATAGTAAATATCATCAAGATAAAGTGATAAATGCAGGTAAAAAAGGAATACACCTAATACATATATTTGAGCATGAGTGGTGTTTAGATGAGCAGAGAGATAAAATTAAGAATTTACTATATAACACCCTCACCCAAGAGCAAGAGACAGTAACATCAAGTTCAGATAGCTTGATAGAAAATATATCAGATACAGAATACAATAAATTCCGAACACTATACAGAACAGATGATGTACGAGGAATAAAAGACACAGAGAAACTTGCAATAAGAATTAAAGATGCATGTGACGGAGACATGTATAGAACAGTAGCAATTTTAAGTATACTTAAGATAGATAAACCAAACAAAGTAATAATTCCGGACATAACTTGGAAAGATAACATAGTGAATTGTGAGATACTAAAGAACGTATACAGAAGGTACAATGTAGATACAATAGAAATTCATATAGATTTATCAAAATACAGTTTGGAACCATATATAAAGAATAGGAATTTTACAAAAGCAACAATATTATCACCAAGATATCAATGGATAAATAAATATACATTTGATTATATGTCAGATGAGCAAGCAAAATTAATGATAAACAGTAGTAATATAAAGAATAAGAATGAGGATGAAATAATGACATCTTTAAACTACCTGAAAGTTTATGATGCAGGCTCAATAAGTTTGGAATATGACGTGAGGGAAAATGAAACCAAAGTTTGATTTAGAGGATATGCAGATAGGATGTGTACATGTAGACAGTTATGATACAAAGAGTTTGTGGAATTGTACATGTAAATGTGGAAAGAAAATAAAAGTAAAGACATTTAATTTAAAAGAGGCAATCAGACTAAATAAGAATTATGCATGTGAAGAATGTAGTGCAGAGTTAAGAAGAAATGATATTACAGGTAAACAGATAAATGACTGGAAAATAATAGAATACGTAGGTGATGGATTTTACAAATGTCAGTGTAAGTGTGGTAAGGTATACAATATAAAAGGTAAGACAATCAAGAGTGGTAAATCAAAGTCATGTAGGGATTGTGGTTGTAAGAAAATGATACAGACCAGACTTGATAGATATGATGATATAGCTACCAATGTAAAGGAAAGGCGTACAGAGGAACAAGTAATAGCCTGTAGTAGTTCAGAGGATATGAGAGAGTTTATACTAAATAACTTTAATCATAAACCAAAAGCATTAGAAATATCAAGATTGTTAGGAATTTCAGAGTGTATGGCATTAAGAAAAATACACAAATTTGGTTTAGATGGATATATAGAGATAGATACTGGTTCAGTAATAGAAAGTGATGTGGTCAATTATATAAAAAGTATATACAATGGTAATATAATTGAGAGAGATAGAAAAGTATTGAGTGGTTCAGAGTTAGATATTTATATACCTGACAAAAATTTAGCTATAGAAGTAAATGGTGATTATTGGCATAGTAATATTTTTAAAAATACATATTATCACCAAATAAAATCACTGAAATGTTTAGAGGAACACATTCATCTGATACATATATTTGAGTATGAGTGGAAAAATAAGAATAAGAGGGATAAATTAGAAAGTTATATAGAGACAAAGCTGAGTGATAGTAATACATTAATAGATATAAATGACACACTAATAAAAGAAATAAACACTGATGAATTAAATAACTTTAGAAATAAATACGACATACATGAGTATCAAATACCAGATACAAGTATGAATATAGGATGCTATTACAGTAATGAGTTAATAGGAATAATGACATTTAACAAAATAGATTCAACTAATAGGACCAGGTATAAAATACTTGCAAATTGTTGGAAACCACATATAGAAGTAAAGGCTGGACAGAGTAAATTATTTGAATACTTAACAAGAGAATATAGACCATCCTCAATAGTAGTTTATGTGGACTTAGCAAAGTTTACTGGAAACTCATATGTAGATGAATTAGGATTTAGAGAGATAGAGATAACAGAGCCAAATTACATATGGCTGAATAATCAGACATATGAAATAATAGAGGATAATGAGATAAATAATGGATACTTAAAAATTTATAACTCAGGCAATCTAAAGTTAGAGTGGAAAGATAAAAAGTAGTCTAGTAGAGAAAGGAGTAAGGGTAATGGATTTTTCAAGAGGCATAGCAAATATGACAGACATAAGTCTTGGTGGTGTAGAAATAGCCACAGATTTTTTATCAAATCCTGATTTATATGAGCCAGAACTCACTGAAGTAAAGGCAGTCATATCAAAGAAAGATCCTAAACTTATAAGAAAAGGACCAAAGCCTATAAAGCCAAAAAAGACAAGGGAAAGTATAATGAGCAAGTTCAGTTTGGTACCACATGAAAAAGTAACAGTACAGACTGATGAATATGTCGTAAATGATTTGGACATAGAGCAAGTAAATTTAGGGGTGGATGATGATTTTAATTTTGATGACTTTGATGATTTAATAGAGAAAGAAAAAGAAATTGAACCAGCAAAGGTAAAAGAGTTAAGTTCAGAGGAGGATACAAGGAACTCAATAATGCTTGCTATAATGCAGGCTCAACAGAACAGCACTTCAGAGGAAGAGGAAACACCAGAGGAGGAAGAAAATCAGCAGCTCAGTAATGAGATAGACAATATATTTACAGATAATGTCTTTGAGGATGAAGATGAGCAATATGACGAACCAGATGAAACACCAGAGGAGGAAGATGAGTCAGAAGAAAATATATTTGATGACATATTAGACGAAGCAGATAAGATAGAGGATAAGAAACCAGAAACAATCCAAAAAGAGCCAGTGCAGGAAGTAAAAGAGGAAACTAAATCAGACGAGGATGACTTTGGAATAGACATGAGTAGCTTATTTGAGGATGAGGAAGACCCTGATGATTATGATGAGGACCAAGATGATTATGATGAAGACCAAGATGATTATGATGAAGACCCAGATATAGAAGAAAATATCAAACCAGAACAAAAACCTTTACCAGAGATCAAAAAGGTGGAGCCAGTAAAACAGGAAAGAACAGTTGAGGATGAACTGGATAACATATTAGGTGATGACGAAGACCCTGATGAAGAAGAGGATGAACTGGAAAATGGTTTAGATAGTTTGTTTGATGATGACTCTGACGATGACGAGTATGATGATGACAATGGGTCAATAAGCATACCACCACAATCAAAAGTTGAGACAGTAAAAGTTGAAAAGACAGTTCCGACAGTAAATACTCAACCAGTTAAAACTCCAGTCACAGACGAGGAAGAGTCAGACAATGAGGATGATTTCAATAGTTTGTTTGATAGCGAGGATATGCAAGGATTATTTGATGATGGTGACCCTGATGAAGAAGGACTAGAAGATGAGATAGAAATACCAACAGAAGTTCCTAAATATACACCACCTCAAAAGGTAAATACACCAACTAGTTCACAATCAACACCAGTTACACAGCCACCAGTTCAACAGACACCACAGTCACAGATTGTACAACCAGTAACAGATATACTACAAGAGAAAGATAAAGAAATAGCAGAGTATAAAGCACAACAGGCAGTAATGCAAAAACAAATGCTAGATATGCAGAAAATGATGCTTGAGATGCAGAAACAAATGCTTAGTAATAAACAAGAGGGTTCTGTAAAAGATGCAGTTGATTTAGAGGGTAAATATAAAGAAAATATTAATAGACCTAAAAAAGATGTTAATATTGAAACTAGTGAGAAAATTGCTAGAGCAAAGAAATTAAAAGAAGAATCTGTTAAAAAAGTAGCAAAAGCAGTTGCAGTTAAAGAGGAGGCAAAACCAAAGATAGATAACATAGCAAGATATAATGAGATGCCAGTTGAAAAATTATATGCAGAGGTAAGAAGCACCATGACAAAGTTAGGTGTAAATAAGAAACTTGTGGATATAAATACATTAAATGAAAAATTCGGCGAGGCAAATATAAGGAAACTCATTCAAAAAAGTTATCTTATCAAGATTGGTAAAAATATAACTGCTGCAAAATAGAGAATAGGAAAGGAAGGTACAGTTAGTACAATGAAAAAGAAAAAGGCACTAAAACTTATAGCATTGGTAACTGCAATGAGTTTATTAGGTACTGGATGTGGTTCAGTAGTTGGTGAAGATGTAGCTTCATACCAATTGGACTCACCACTTACAAGACAAGAGGTAATTGATTATTATGCAAAGGCATTAGACTATGATGCAGTAATATCAAAGAATGTAACAGTACATGAAACTGAATATGTCACTCAAGATATAGAGGGAGAAAAGGCAGAAAGACTTAAATCATTGACAGAACAATGTGAAGCAATATTAGGTCAAAAGACTTATGAACTTACAGAGGATACAAAGAAGCTGGTATCCGAGGATACATTTAACTATATTAAGGTTACACTTGATAATGATACTTTGAGCAATGGTAAAATTCAGAGTATCACAGGTGCATTAGGATATTACTTTGTAGATGTAACATATGATGTAAGCCCAAGTGTGATAGGTCAGTTTAATAGCTTAGCAAGTTTCTCAGGAATAAATGGTATATACTATAGTCATTATGATGGTTCATATTCATTAGATGATTCATACGTTGAGTATATAGTAGAAAAGCTTAATGATTATTTTAATGAGAATAAGATATTAAAGAATGCTGTTTATAATGATGAGTCAAAGTTGTTTGAGATACAAGAGGGTGTCAAGCCAGATGTCAAGACTAAAACAGTTGAAAATGTGTCCAACTTAACATCGGATGGTGATAACTATGAGGATGATTGGTTCACAGATGATTATACAACAACTACATCAGATGATACTGAATACTTTGAGGGTGATGATGAGGTACTTAATCTTCCTGGTGATAGCAATGAAGATACAGAGGTGTCCACATTAGAGAATACAGAGCAGACAGATGATACATTTGGTGGAAATGATTCAGCATCGGACTTAGATTTCTTAGTAGATAATGAGTCAGGTGATACAGATGATACCACTTCAACAACTTCATCAGATGCAAGTACAAGCAGTGAGAGTGGTTATAAATCATTAAAGAACACAGATTCCAACACAGATGCAATAGACCCAAGCAGACAGGTACAGTTTGATGCAGCTTTAGTAAATAAGGTAGCTGGTAGTTCAGTAAGACAGAGAGCTACAATACCAGATTTAGCCACAATATACTCAATACCAGAGCCACAGGGTGAAATAAGTGGATACGGTATAGCAAATAGTGGTGGTGATGGAGTAAAGTACTTTGGATTGGACAGAGCAAATATGCAGGGTACAGCCACTTTGAGATATGTGTTTAAAGATGATGTAAATGGAACAGGTGATATACTTGGTACTAACATTTACATGACAGAGGAAAACATTACAAATGGTATTACATCTTCAGATAATACAGTATTGTTACCAGAGTTCTTAAAGACGGAACTTGAGAAAGTGGTAGAAAGAGCAGACAGAGTAAATGCCAACTGTGACTTAGCGGGTATGTTAAGTGGTAGTATGTATCAGGATTTAGGCGTTGGTGTCTTAAGAAGTTTTAAAGACCAGTCAACTGGTGTAAATAAATACATGTCAACTATAAGACAGATAATTGAAAGAAACACAACCTATAATGTTTATTTACTTGAACTTGAGACAACTACGATAGAGGGACCAAGAGATGTTGATTGCTATGGTACTTACAAAGATAAAGGATACATGGTAATTCAGCAGCAAGGAAATGAATTTGTTATCATGGATTATATAAGAATAAGCAGGTCAATGATTAGTGAGCCACCTATTAATCCAGATTCTACAATTCAAAAGAGACTAGTAGCACTTAACTTAGCAGGTGAAATTCCAGAGGATAGTAAGGAAGAAATAACAAGCTTGATGAGTGACCTTTATACAGCTGGTACAAATAGATTGTTAAGAGGTCCAAAGGATATAACAGTTAAGGGTGAAACAATAACACTTGAGAAAGGTTTGTATGACTGTTTCCAAGATGACTCAGACATATTATCAACTACAGAACTTGAATATACAATGAGTAAGTTAACAAATGCATTAATTAAGCATGGTGCAGATGTAAGTTCAGTATATAGCGGTATAATATCTACATGGAATGGTGGATATGATAATCAGGCAGAGTTCACTACGGAAGAGTTGATAACATATAATGGTAGAGATGATGCCTATTACATGGAAGTTTACTACTTAGTATCTAAGTTAAATGATAAGTGGGTAATTGATGAAAGAACAATCCTTGACGAGGAAGAAATCACAAATGCAGTAGATATACAGACTATCAAGGAAAGAGTTGGACAGTAAATCAGAGTGAAAGCTCAAGAAAAATTAAAATAGCTTACAAGAGCCTCCTTAGTTCAATGTTATAGTGGAAGGGCTTCCAGTAAAATGGAAGTCCTTTTACATTTTAAGGATACTAAGAAAATAGCATAAATATATAAGAGGTATATTTTTATTTATTTAATTAAATTTTGGTTAAAAGTATGTGTAACAGTGAGAAATTTAAGTAAGAAAGGAAGAAAAATAAATGGCAGTGAGAAACCCTACAATGTGGCATGATATGTACATTGGACAAATGAGTGAGCCACAGGCAAAACTTATAATGCAGACAAGAGAATCCAAGGTGATACCAAACTTAAAGAAAATGATATTTAATTTTCCATATGAGCTAATAACAAAGAGCTTAGAGGAGGAAATAAGTATCAGAGAGATAATAAAGAGAGACAATATAGATTATACACAGTACATTGGAGAATTAAGAGATTATCAGACAGTAGGAACAGCTTTCATGTATTTAAGTCCAAGAAGCATAATAGCAGATGGTGTAGGATTGGGAAAAACAGCAGAAACAGCTGCATTGATAAACTATCTTAAGCAAAAGAATGAGATAACACGATTTTTAATGGCTGTTGAAACCAGTGCAATTGCCCAGACAGTGGCTGAAATAACTAGGTTTACTGGTTTAAGGGTGGTTGCAATGCCATCAGAGGCACCTAAGATTAAGAAAGTCATTGAGAAAACAGACTGGACAAAGGTGGATGGAATAGTAATAAAGCATAGTACATTAAGAAGTGACCCGTTCAGTAAATGGTTGGCTTTAAACTTAGACGAGCAGGGAAGGTGTAAGATATTTAATACATTTTTCTTGGATGAGAGTTCAGTAATTAAAAATCAGAATACAAAGATGTTTGATTATACAAAGAATATATGTCATATAGTAGAAAGAGTACATCTGATGAATGCAACTGCATTTGAAACTTCCATAATTGACATATATAACCAATGTGAAATGATGAACGAAGTGTTGATGCCAAAGAAATGGCGTATAGAACAAGCTTATTGTACATATCAAAATGTAAGTTACTGGACGAAAGATAAAACTACAGGTAAGGCAAAGATAAATTTCAAGAGGGATAGGTCAGGATACAAGAACCAGAAAGCCTTCAAGGATAGTTTGCAGTTGGTTTACTTTGGAAGATGCAAGAAAGACATAGGAATGGATATACCACATGTGTATAAAGTATATGAGGTTGAACCAACAAATGAAATGTCATTGGCTTTGTCAAAAGGTTACAGATATAATGAATTATTAAATTGTCCATCATTAATAGATGACCTTAACATATCAATGGATAGACAGAGTGTACCAAAGCTTAACAGACTGTGTGAACTGGTAGAGAATGAATTTGCAGATGAAAGCATAATGGTTTATTGTTTCCACATAGAAGCACAGAAAGCCATAGCAGCTGAAATGGAAAAGATAGGAAGGAAACCAGTCATTCTAAATGGTAGTTGTACAGATGATGAGAGATTTGAGGCACAGAGAGGATTTAATGAGGGAAAATATGACATAATAATAACCAACATTAAAAAGTCCTTAAATCTCTATGGAGGAAATGTATGTATCTTCTATTCAATGGAGACTAACATAGCAAAAATGGAACAGATAAGGGGAAGGATAGATAGAAACGTGGATAATTCAATAAAGACTTTTGTAATGTTGTTATACAAAGGTACAGATGAATATAACTTCTTCTCTACTGTAGTATGTCAGAGAGCAAAAGATGCCAGAGACCTTACAATAGATGCAGAAACAGCAGCAGATTTCTTTAAACAAGCCTTAGAGGCAGATGAGCTTCAGGAATTAAAAGAAGTTTAGATTTAAAGAATAGATACAAACTTAAAATAATAATTTCTATTTTTTAGGCATTAGATTAATAGGGAATTAAATTTTTAAGAAAATAAAAAGAAAGAAAGGAAATTAAAGGACATGAAAAGAAAAGTAATAAGCTTAATAACAATATTGAGTATCAGTGCTAGTTTATTAGTTGGTTGTGGAAGTGCTACTAATGCGGACGGAACCACAGACATTAGTAAATTAAGTAAATCAGCTTTATTAGAGAAATACAATGAGTTAGCAAATAATTACAATGGATTAAGTACACAGTACACTGAAATGTATAATATGTATCAGGCATTGACTACAGAGGAACAGCCAAGTTCAGCAATATCAGTGGTTGGTGATGGAACAGGTAGATACACCTTTAACTCAGTAGATGCTAAGATGATATTTCCATCAAGTTTCCAATACCCGTCAGCAGAGACAATACAGTCAAATGGAAGTATTAACATAGTGCAGAATGTGCAGGTATCACCTGGAAGTAATTGGATATTTAAAATGAATGGAACTACATTGGAACTTGAACATACCAGTGGTATATCAGGTACAATTAAAGCTTCAGGTGTTACAACTCAATATGATAAGACACAGTTGAAAGATGAGGTTTTGTCACAGTGGTTTGTAAATGTGCCAGATGCAAAACCAGTATATAAGGATATATTTATTGACCAGACAATGTTTGGTGTACAGGCTACGACACCAATTATGATTGATAGTGAAAATGCATTTTTAAGGTGTGGAATGCTAGCTTATGGTGATTATGCAATAACTTATGTGTTTGTTTACAGAGGTGAACAAGATGTAACAAAAGATGAGAGCATAACGAATGTATTAAATACAATAAAGATTATGGGGGCAGAGTTCCAAGTAGAGGACTAGAGAGTTCCAAGTGGTGCAAGAAGATTAAAGGAAAAGGAAAGATAAAATAATATGATTGACATTGATGACGCTCTGGATAACTTAGATGTGGATAATAGTAAAATAATAATAGAAGCCAATAAGTTTGGATTTAGTACACAGAAAATTGAAAAACAACATAAAATATATTATGGATTGACAGAAGCTGATAGAGAATTAGCAGTGTATGAAAACCTAATACCAAAGGCTTATAAAAATGCAACATTCGATATAGATAGGATAAAAGAGAATTTGCAAAACCAGTACAAGAGATTTAATGGTGCATACAAGATATACAGATTGAGTGATTACACACAGGTTTGTACAGAAGTCCTTAGTAATATACGAATGAAACATTTACCAAAGAGAAGTTACCTGATAGGTGCTCCGAATGGGTTTGGAAAATCCAGTTTTGTATATGAGGCATTGATAACATTAAGAAAGCATAACTTTAAGGTAGTCCCGTATATTTCATTATGGGAATTGGCACAGTTAAGAGTTGATAATGAACAAAGGTTAATGAATCCATACAAAACATTTAAAGATGACAGAACAAATTATAGTTATACAGAGCCAAATAAGATAGTAGGATATATGAAAAAGCCAGAGGTTGTGACTGGAAGGTATTCATACAGTGAATATATAAATGCTGACTGTTTGTTTGTAAGTTTTACAGATGTAATAAGTAAGGATATAGAGTCACATACATTATATCAATTATTGAACATCAGAGGTTCAAAAGGGTTACCAACAATAGTTACCATATCTACATCATTGGAACCCTATGAAAATGATAAAGTGTTAAGAGAGCAGGTATGGGATGAAATAAAGGCAGACAAGGAAGAGAGAAGCCTGTATGATAGAGTCTATCATATATCTTGTTATAAGAGAAGGAACATGGGACTTGAGAATAAAGATGAAATAATTGACAGTGAAACTGGTATAGTACATTAAGAATAAAAACAAGAGGCAATTAAAAATGATTAATAGACACGAACATGTAAAATGTGACTGGTGTGGTAAAAAGTCAGAGCTTGGTGAATGGAATGACCTGACATACAGTAGATGTAGAAATCGTGAAATGAAAAGAGCATTTACACAATTAACTGAAGAAAGAGCATTTTTTAAAAAGTCTGATACATTTTATGAATGTCCTGTATGTCATAAATGGAGTAGAGGTTGTCAACTAAGAATAGTGGACACAGACAATCCAAAGTTGCTAAGGCTTGGTGGAGAATCAAGAATGTCAGCTAAAGAAGCTTCAGACGATGAGCTTGATGATGAAGACGATTAAAGCTTAAAAGAGGACAGAATAGAGTTTAAATAAGATGCAAAAGAAATAAAGAGGTAGCTAGTTGGATAAGAGAATGAACTAGTTACTTCTTTTAAATACTAAAAATGAATACCTAACTAGTTCGAAATATACAGAAACTAGTTGAGAGTTTGTTAAAGACAATCAAATAAAAATAAATTTACACGAGGGGGTTATTTTTAGGGGTACATTGTTTGATGCATTAAATTTATTAAGGGGTAATTTATTTTTAGTAAAAAGGAAGTGAAATTTCACATGATTAACAATAATATTTTATACAAAGCAACGGGTAGATACATGGACGGTCAAAAACTAGTGGGATATCATTTGGTTGGTGAGGATGGAAGTCAGTCACAAGAGAATAAAGAGCGAGTAAAATTTTTGATAAGTCAAGGTATTATTGTGAATATGCGATTACAGACTGGTGAGAACGGTGAGCAGATTATAAGAGGCAAGGGTGTAAATTTGAATAACTTACCAGTTTATGATATAGGAAAGCAGAGTTTTAGAAGTGACAGTAATTCACAATCAGCAGCCAGTAGTAAGGTATCAGTAAAGAAAAGTCAAGTGTCAGACATTAATTTGATGGGACAGTACAAATTGACTAAGAGGATAATGTTGAATGGCAAGTGTATTGGATATGAGATACAGGATTATAGCGGAGCAACTCAGTGGAAAAATAATAATGAGATAAAGAAATTAGCATACCAAAGATTGATAAACAATGCAGTTGTGAATAAGTACAGAAATGAGGCTGGTGAGGAAGTAATAAAATTAAGGGGTGTAGGAACGGATTTAGCCAGTCTACCTATATTAATTGTGACTGAACAAGGTAAAGTAGTTGACCCATCAGTGGAGGCCTCAAGGTTTAGTGTAAGAGCTGCTTATATGAAACATAGTGGTTTAATATATGACAATGCATCAAATGCAAGTGTGCCGTTTAAAACAGGTGATTTCATTGTATGTGAAGCAGATGGAAAGTTAGCAATAAAGTCACGCAGTGAAATGGAAAGATATTATACAATTGATACAGTGAGTGGAAGTGCAATTTGTGATGATTACTTTGTAAGGTCTAATAGATACAGTGTAGAGATATTTGGTGGCTCAAAGGTCACATTGAATGCAAGTATGATAAAATCGTGGAAAATATTTAAACCAGAAAATAAACAGAGGATTCAGTAGGATTTCTGTACAGATAAATTAATGTCCCTTTATCGTAAATATAAACTTTTAAAAATCAAGAGGAATGTCATTTAATGAAAAAGTTGAATGCATTCCTCTTGATTTTTTTGATACATAATCAGAGAGACAGAGATGAAAAACAGGTATGCAGGGAGGGTAAAATCAGCAATATTTACAAAACGGAATCCTGAATGATTTGAGTGTCATTAAACAAAAAGACTTAAACAGACTTTCAAAAAATCTTGAATGCATAGGAGGAATTTTAGGTAGAACTAGTGAGAAAAATTGGTATGCATTTGGGGAACAAGTGTTTGTGTAAAAATGGGTTGAATTTTGGAAGTAAATTTGATAGGATAGTGGGTGGGAAAGGGGGAAATTGGATTGGGTGTAACGGTGTGGAAATTTACTATTGTATATCTAGTGGGAAAAATTGGGTTGAAAAGCACCAGACAAACCAGATTTAAGTGAAGCACCGAGCACAAATCATGGTACAATTTCCAGTATGTAGTTTAATGGAATGGGAGTGGCGGTAAGTATGAACAAATGTTCAGAATATATGGTTGGAACAAATGTTTGAAATTTTGAAAAATAAAAGAGAACAATGGATTTAAGAGTGACTCAGTTGTAATTAAAAATTACTTGAGAGCAAAAATCAAAATACCTATAATTAAAAAGATATACAATACCAATCAAAGGCTAAACTAGTGATAAACCAGGTAGTTCTATGAAATGAGCAATTAAATATATAAAGTATAATTTTAATTTTTTAATTTTAAGTTGGAATTTAGAAAGGTAGGACATTTAAAAATGATGGAAAAAGATAATCGTAACATGCGAAGTCTTAAAGACGAGCAGCAGGTTAGACAGAGAGCAAATGTTATATTTGGTACAGTAGATATAAATGGTGCTTTCAAGTGTATTGACGAGATAGTAGCTAACTCTGTAGATGAGGCGACAGAGGGTTATGGTAAGGAAGTCAGGGTAACAGTAAGGAAGCCTAATGAAAGTGATATTAAATTAGGTGCAAAGAACATAGGTGATGTAATTGAAATCTCTGATGATGGACGTGGCTTACCCATGGACTGGAATGAGGCAGAGCAGAAATATAACTGGGAACTCGCTTGTTGTACTCTATATGCATCTGGAAAGTATGATAGTTCACAGTATTCTCAGTCAGTAGGATTGAATGGGCTTGGTTTGACAGCTACTCAGTATGCTTCATCTTTCATGGTAGTAGAATCTACATATGAGGGAAAAACAAGGTATATGAGATTTCAGTTAGGTAAGCCAGTAGGAAAAATGGTAACAGTTGATGCTGTGAGAGAAGGTTCAGGAACTACAATAAGATTTCAGACAGACTATGAGGTATTTCCATGTTTACAGTATGAACAGATAAGTATGGACAAGTATTTGAATTTGTTTAACAATCTGGCTATGATAAATAAGGGATTGGTAATCAAGTTAAATCATTATGAGTTAAACACAGAAGCAGTGTTTTACTATGAGGGCGGAATAGTAGAGTTTATAGACAGACTTCTTGAAGACCCTGAAATGACGGCTAAGCCAATGATACAAACCACTTCATTCTATGATACAATGTATGGCACAGATGATGCAGTGACAAATCCCGAACAGTACAAATTTGACCTTGAGTTAGCATTTAACTTCTGTAGGGACAAATCAATAGTGGGAATATATCATAATGGTTCACACTTGTTTGAGGGTGGTACTACAGCTGACGGATTTGAGCAAGGCATCACAATGGCTTTTAATCATGTATTAAAAGAGACAAATAAAATGGCAAAATCAGAAAGAGTTCTTTATAAAGATATAGAGCAAATGCTGTTATGTACACTCAGTACAAAATCTCCTGGATATCGTACAAATTTCAAGAGTCAGACAAAGAGTGCAGTAACGAATCCATGGATGGGAAAGGCTACAGCTTCATTTACATATGAGAAGTTTAGATACTGGCTTGAGAATAATAAGAATCTTGCTGATAAAGTATTGAACGAGGTTTTAATTAATAAGAAAGCTCGTGAGGATGGTGAGGCAGTAAGCAAGAAAGTAATTAAAAAGTTAAGTACAAATGTAAGTTTTACTAACAAGCCAAAGGGATTTGAGGACTGTGCTACAAAGGACGTTTCAATAAGAGAGGTATATCTAGTAGAGGGACTTTCAGCTCTTGGTTCAGCAAAACAGGCTTGTGATAGTAACTTCCAAGCAGTAATGCCACTTAGAGGTAAAATTATTAACAGTATAAAAGAAACCCCTGCACGAGTATTGAATAATGAGATAGTAGTAAATTTATTCAGAATACTTGGTTGTGGAATAGAGTTAAAGACAAAGTACCTTGAGGACCTTCCAAAATTCGACATAAACAAGTTGAAATGGAATAAAATCATCATATGTACTGATGCAGACGTAGATGGTTTTCATATAAGATGTTTAGCACTGGAGCTGTTTTATGTATTAGCACCATCCCTAATTAAAGAAGGTAAGGTGTTTATAGCAGAAACACCTCTGTATGAAATGTCATACAAAGAGGATTACAAGTTTGCTTATGATGATAGTGAGTATGACTTAAATATGAAATACTTCACAGATACCTATGGAATTAATCCAACTAAAGTAGTAGTTAAGCGTTCTAAGGGACTTGGTGAGAACGATGCAGAAATGATGCATCGTTCAACAATGAATCCAGAATCACGTAGATTAATTAAAATACAGTATCCAGAAGATGACACACAGTTAAGAAGTCAGTTCAATGCTTTATTAGGTGATGACATTGAAACACGTAGAATGTTAATCAATGAATACTTTGATAAAATAGATGCAGACCTTGAATAAATTGAGGTAAATTGTAGAGTCATTTAGGTTTTTCAAGTACAAATTGAATAACACTGGGTGACTCTACAATAACACTAATGCATAAAGGAAAACAGCTCAGAATTTAGATGAATTGCTTTCTTTTGTGCATTAGAAGTAAAAGAATTTGTAATTTTAATTTTAAAAATTTGAAAGGAGCCTATCAAAAATGACCTTACCAAATTATATAAAGACAGATGGTAAAATGGTAGACGTTGAGTTTCAAAAGCTTCCAGACAGTGTATTTATGGATGCTGTTAAGAATAGAGACATATCAAAGTTTATGATACTAGCCAAAGGTAAAAGGAAAGATATGGCACCAGGTGCACCAGACGTACAGATAGTTAGTTCAACAGGTGAGACAAAGATAATATCTCGAAAAGATTTGTGTAACAATTATGTGTTTGCCACAGGTAAGAAAATTAGATTAGCATTACTAAGAAATAATAGACCTTACTTATGTGTATCACAGTGTGATAAGCCTTATAAAGTTTTGGCTGTGCCAGATAATTGTAAAGGAAGCATATTATCAAATGGAAATGTAGTTCAAGTGAGTCCTGGTTCTGTAATAATTGTACCTATAAAAAGTGATGGAACACTTGATAAAATTCATATGTCAGTATCTACAATGAGAAACTTCAAAAAGGGTTTCAGAGTTCCAAAGCAGGCTGTATTGCTTAGGCATAGGGGACAAAATGGTGCAAGACAATTTACACTGCATAATCAGTCAGAGAACAATGTAAATGGTGGTTCAAGGCAGAGGTTTGGAAGACGACCAACAATTAATTTTGGAAATCCAGCAAGTCCAAGTATGAACATTGGTGGAAATACACAGCATCAGATTAATTTGGAAAAGAAAGAGTTTAATACTCAGATACGTGTACAACCACAGATGACAAGCAGACCAAATCCAAATATGAACGTAAGGTCAAATACCAACATGCCAAATAGAAATGTGAAGTCACAGCCTCAAAATAACAGACCAAATGGTGTAGATATACAGAATCAACAGAAACAAGTACAGCCCAAGTATCAATATACAGTAGTAAATCAAGTATTAGATACAAAGAATAATCAGCTAAAGGGATATACCTTGATGCACCTGGAAACAAAGAAAAAACAGGTAGTATCTCCAAATGTACTTCTTCAATTATGTAAGCAGTACAGGGTAGCAAATGTGGAGGCTGTACAGAATCAAAATGGAATATCTTATTTAAGAGGAAATGGCATAGTTCTTAAGAACTTACCATCAGTGTTAGGATAAGAGATGAGTTTGTGAATAAAGGGTGATAGCAATAAAAGCAGTGAAAATCAAATACAAAAGAAATAAGTCAAAAGAATTAAAAGAGTATACAATTCAAGAAGAATTATTGTCAAAGCCATCAGATAAACTAACACCTTATGAAAAACGAGTAGTAAGAGATATGAATAAAATACAATATACTGTATTAGATGTTACAGTAATGTTGGTAATAGGAATTTTGTTGTTAATATGTACAGCAGTATTAGTTTTGGGCGAGCAGCATCCAGTACAAATAATACACAAGATATGCAGACAGGAATCAATAGCAGAATTAGAGAGTGTAGAGGGAATATTTTCCTATTCAGCTAATATGATATTCTTTAGCATAGTCTTGAATATAGTAACAGTAATTCTTCCATTCTTAGTAGCATGCATATTTTGTTTAAGAAATGTAATATACCGAGAGGAAATTCTAAGATACTTTAACCTAGAGAACAATAAGAACAGGGAATTGGTGGTTTATCCGATAAGGTAACATTAAGGTGTCCAAGATGTAAATATACAGATACATATTTGGTTAGACCGATATACTCTAATACAAAAGACCAAGCAGACCTAACAGTAGAATGTCACTTCTGTGATGAAATGATAGACAGTAGAATTTATAGTAATAACTTTGATATAAAATTATAAAGCAAGGAGATTTGATAGATATGCTAAAGACTAATTATTACAACAATTCCAGTTACTTTGAGGATAATTGGAGATTTGGTAAAGGTGATGGAATAAAGCTAGCAGACTTGTGTCAGAATATGGAGAACATAGAGGATAATAGGTGTTTCTGCTATGATATAGCTACTTCTATGACAATGCTGGGACTTGATTGTGATGTAGTTCCACTTTATAAATACTATACATTGCAGATAATACATGCAGCAAGACTTGGTGAATTTGCAACTACAACTGAGGAATACTCTATACTTAGTAATTTGTGCTGCAAATGTGGTGCACTTACAGCTATATTAAAATTAAATACAGACATAAATCAAGCTGTAACATTAGCAAAGGCATTTATACCAATATCCAGTATATTAAATGACCAGGCAGGTACAAGTGTTTTTGGATGTAAGGCAGTGTTTCTACAGCCACTATACGATTATAGAAATACAGACCTCACAGCTGTAGTAAGAACACTCAATTTGTTAAACACTGAGATACGTGAGAATTTTATAGACCAGAATGGTAGACTTTTTGGTAACATGCCAGTTGGACCTATTGAAGGGTTGGACCCAGAGAGTATAATGATATTGGCAATTGATAAGTTTATTGAGTTTGTAAGTAGTGAGGGATTCATGGTACTTGAATATAAACACATACCATTATTCTATGAATACAATAAAGGTTACAATGTAGAATTGGCAGATAGATATAGACAGATGTATGGTGGAAAAACATTATAAAATATTGAGTAGTCAATTACAAAAATCAATAATCAAATTACTAAAAAATGTCAATAAAGAGTATAAAATTAACTTATAATTTACAGTGAATACATGCTGGTGAATAAGCCATACTTGTTCACTAGCATTTTTATATAAGTAGGTATATTTTATTTTTTAATTAAATTTTTAAAAATAAAGGTGATTTAAAACAATTAAAAGTGAAAGGACAATTAAAATTATGGAGACAAACTTAGAGTTAGGTAAAGCGTTGAATGAGTTTATGTTACCATTTGCAAAGTATTCTATCATTGATAGGGCAATATCTAGGATAGATGGTTTAAAGCCAGTACAGCGTCGTGTAATATATACAATGCATAATAAGGGGTTGGACAAGCCAAGTGCAGCTAAGGTCAAGAGTGCTAAAGTAGTAGGTGATGTAATGGGTAAATATCATCCACATGGTGACTCATCTATTTATGAGGCTATGGTGACAATGTCAGATAATCATGAGGGATATAATATACCTTATATAGCTGCTAAAGGAAACTGGGGAAAGAAATACTCAAGCAATATTCAAGAAGCAGCTTACAGATATACAGAGGCGGCTTTAACTCCAATATGTGCAGAGTTCTTTGATGGTATAAAAGAAAATGCAGTAGATTTTGTACCTAACTATGATAATACAGAGGAAGAGCCAGTAGTGCTTCCAGTAAAATTTCCTAGCATATTGGTAAATCCAAATGCAGGTATAGCTGTTGGAACCAGTTCAAACTTACCAAGTTTCAGACTCGAGAATGTATGTAAGGCTACCCAGGGAATTATAACTGGTGAAATTAAAGATGTGAATAAGCTTGCTGAAGTGTTAGGTGCACCAGAGTTTACCACTGGAGGATATTTACACGCTAGCAATGAATCTTTAGCAAAGTTGTGTAAAACAGGTAAAGGTTCATTTGTAATCAGTGGTAGAGCTGTATTGTACAGTAGTAAAATTGTAATAGAGGAAATTCCATATAACACGACAGCTGAGGCAGTAATTGAGTCAATCACAAATGCAGTATCAGAAGGAACTTTGAAAGGTGTATCAGATGTTCATAATCAGATTGACATTCATGGTTTCAGAATTACAGTAGAACTTAAAAAGGGCATGGACCCCAGAGCTATACTTAAAGAGTTATATAGACTTACACCATTAAGAAGTACAATATCATTTAGAACCAGAGTAATAGTAAATGATAGGTGTGAAGAAATTGGTTTATTAACACTGTTGGATGAGTGGATAAAGTTTAGAGTTTCTTGTATACGTAGAACCTATGAGTTTAGGTCAAAGAAAATGGCTGAAAGGGAACACCTATTAACAGCTTGGGAATTAATTATAGCAGATTTACCAACAGTAGTGCACATGATAGCTAGTAATACAGAAGATGTTGCAAGAGCTACATTACAGACAAAGTATAAGTTAGATGAATTACAGTGTGATTATCTGTTAGACATGCCTATTAAAAGAATTACAAAAGATAGAGCAGAGAAGTCTATTAAAGAATTAAAAGAAATCAGAGAGGAAATTAAGAGATTACTTGCTATAGTAAACTCTGACAATGAGATAAAGAAGATAATCGTTACAGAATTGACAGAGATAAGTAATAAGTACAGCAAAGAAGGAAAAGTAACTCTTGTAGAGGAACTAAGACCTGAGGATAATAAGCCACAGGCAGTACAGATTACAGATGAAGTAGTAGCTATCATTTATACAAAGAATGGTTTCATTAAGAGATTATCAAGTAACAGTCAAAGATGGCTTGATACTTATGAAACAGATGATGACTATGAGGTATCAAGGTGGACAATGAAAAATAATCAACACTTGTTAGTATTTGATAGGTTTGGATATGTTCATAAGATATTAGCAGATGATATAGATGCAGGACGTGGAAGATTAGTAGAAGAACTTCATAAAAAGGCTGGACTTGAAAAGAAATCAGATATAATATGGGCAGATGCAGCTGGTGATTATTCAGGATACTTTAACTTAATGACTCCATTTGGTAAAGGTTTAAGAGTATACTATGATGAGGCTAAGCCAGAGGGAAAGAGAGTAAAGTACAGATTAAATTATGATGAGTTACAGCCTGGTTCATTCTTTACCACTAGGGAAGATAAGTTCTTCATGATAACAAAAAAGAATAAAGCAGTATATAGAGATATTACAAATTTAGGTTTAATATCAAGGCGTACAGCTTTCAATGTGGCACGAGTAAATTCAGGTGACCAATTTGTAAGATTACAGCCACTTGGTAAAGTTCCAGTATTAGAAGCTATTGATATAAACAGATATATTAGAGAATATACAGTTGCAATTGGTGATGATATACTGTGGATACCAGATGAAGAGCTGACAAAACTTAGAATCCAGCAGAGAGTAGCTAGAGAGAACTATGAAAGAGAACAGAGAGAAAAAGAAGAAGCTGAGAGGCAGGCTAAGTTGGCTGATAACGTAGAAGGTGGAGAGGAAATAGCACAGGAAGATGTGCAAGACCTTGATACAGTTTAAAGTATGCAGAGAGTGACAGTAAATAAAGGCGTGCAGAGAAAGTTAAACTAGTAGGAAAATTAAAAGAACAAACATAAGGAGACATAAGCATGTGGGATAGAGTAAATATACCACTTGGAGTAGAAAGTTCTATAAGAAATATATTTAGTGCTCTGTTAGTTGGTGGAATAGATACAAACGACCCAAATAATGTACAATTGCTACAAGACAAAGTAACAATTGCTAAGATAGCAAGAGCAAGATTCACAGCAGAATTTGCATTTAATATATTTTATAACAATTATGCTATATTTTATGAAATACTGAATACTTTACAAGTTAAGGTATTCAGTGTGGAACAGCTGAAATCTATATTGGAAACAAATAGGGACTTGGTTCTTGATAGTCCATACATAGATAAAGCAAGATATAGTACCACAGAGACTGGTAACATTGCTAGTGATGATGACATATTAAATGCAATAACAGCTTCATTAGAGGAAGACTTGGTAGAACTGTCAAATGTATTTGTAACAGAGGAACAATTTACTTCTGCTTGTAATATATACAAAGAGTGGTACAAGAAGGCTTTTGCAGAGTTTACTGCCTTGAACATGTCATCAATAATGTCAGACATAGGGTTTGATTGTAAGAAGCCCAATAGAAGGACAAGACACTATCAGGGTTTAAGTGACATGATGGAGTACTACAATGAAAATATAAAGATTATAAGGTCATTATCTGATGAGAACAGAATAAAAAGTACAGTGCTAGATGAAAAATGGTTATATGACCAGTTAAAAAATGAAACTACAAAGGATAAAAATGGATTATTTACCATTGGAATCAAGGAAATGGACAGAACAATTGGTGAGTTACGTAGAGGAAATATATTAGGTGTCCTTGGACCACCAAAGGGTGGAAAAACAAGATTTACAAATTACCTTGTACAAAGAGCATTAAGCCTTGGATATAATGTATGTGTCTGGCCTCTTGAGGGTACACGAGAAGAATGGGAATCCACACAGATATCCTGTTTAATAGCCCAAAACTCATACAATACCATGCGAAGAAAAGGCAAGAAAGATGGTATGATAAGAATTTCAAGCAAGGATATATTACAAAAGAAATACTTGAGTTCACCAGAGTTAAGAAAACAAGTAGCAGGTGCAAAAACTATAATGGCAACTAGTCCAGAATATGGAACATTAAGTTTTATAGATGGAACAGCTTATGTAGAGGACTTTATAGATGTATTAGAGAATCATTGGGAAACAGAAAATCCATTTGATGTATTGGTAATTGACCAGTTGATAAATGTAATGTCACATAAACCAATGAGTAGACCAGAGAAAATATCTGAAGCATACATTACATTAAAGGACTTCTTGGCAAATAGGCTTAAAATACCTGCTCTTGGAATAATGCCAGCTCAGCTAAAACAGACGGTCGTTGATTATATGAGGTCACATCCAGACGATACCATAGATGTTACTGCCGGAGGAGAGTCATCGGAAACGATTAGAACACCAGATGAGAGCATCGGACTCTTCAGTAGTAAGGAAGAGCGTGATAATAATATGATGAAGATTTATAGTGTGGCTTCAAGACATAATGGCTCTTTCCAAGATTTTCAATGTAAATGTTACTTAGAGTGTTGTTTCTTTACAAGTGCAGATGATGAATAACATTTGTAAATAATAAGTAATAGCAGTGATGAAACAATGACACTGCTATTACAATATAAAATATAGGATTAGCAATTAAGAAAGGTGGTATAACATTGACATGAAACCAATGCCAAAAGAATTAAGAGATATGTTATGTGAGTTCTTCATTTGTGAAATAGGAGCTTCTGCAATGGATGGAGTCACATATACCATGATAATAAAAGATGAGAACAATAAGAAATCAATGGCAAACATAGAGAGATATAAGCAAATTAAGACAGAGGCTCTTAAGGCAGGATTTGGTGATAATGAGGCTTTTAGGGTATATGAGGTATCAAATGGATATGTGTTTGATATGGATTTATACTTTGCTAAGCAGATATTAGCAGAGATAGCTAAGTCAGTCCCGGTAAAAGAGGGTGAACAGCCAATACCAACAGACTTAATGAAAGATATGCCAGATAGAAGGAGAAAGAAAGATATTTATGATTTGGCTAAGCATCTCACAAATGAATATAACAAAGGTAATTTGAGGGTAGAGGTAGCCTTGTTTAATAAAAACTCTACAAATAGGATAAATGTTACGGGCAGGGGACCTTCTGGTGAGAAACTGATGATAGTTTTCCCAGCATTTGCTTTAAGACATTTGGACATTGAAATTATAAATGAGAAATTTTTAATACCTAATGGGTTTAGGGTGAAAATGATTCAACCATGTGAGATACTTCCATCAAAGAATGGTGTAGCATTTATCTTTGAAATGGAATCAATGGAACAGTATGGTGATTACACTAAGTGGTAAAAAGTAAAATTGAGAAAAGAGAAAAGAGAATGAAATTTATAGTAAGACAGCCTAGACAAGTCAAAGATGGACAATTAGAAATGATAACAATACCATTGGAAGATGTGTTGGTACAGCAATATTCTGTGTTAAGTATAGATGGTTCAACAACTAATACTGGTATGTCGATACTTAGAGAATCTGATGGTGCATTACTATATAGTATTAGTGCAGTTAGGAATAAGGATACAGAGACACCAGTAAGATACAAGGTAAGTCTTAAAAGGCATGTGCTTGATTTGGTAAGAAGAAATAAATATATACAGACTATTATATATGAGGAGCCTGTAGTAGCTTATGCAAGTGCAGTTGCAAATTTATTTATGCTAAGAACTTTTGTAGAAGAAATGGTAATAGAGAATGAGCCAGAGTTAAACTACTTAAAGACATTTGAGGTAAGTAATATGAAATGGAAAAAGTTGTTCTTAGCACCTGATAAAATACCACAGGGTTCAGAGAAACAGAAAGAGGCAGTAAGAAAGAAATTGGAGGCTTCACTTCCATTCTTGCACACAGTGACACAAGATGAGATTGACTCAATATGTATGGGATATATAGCATGTGTAAGTTTGATGAAAAATCAAGGATTGGAAGAATTGCAGTCTAAAAAGAAATTAGCTAAGTTTCAGTACAATGTACAGTTTGTTGGTGCAGATTGTGATGAAAGTATCTTTGATGAATTTGGAGAAACATATACAGGACCTCAGTCAATACTTCAAAATGGAATATGTTTAAGAGAGATAGACAGACGAGCAAATTTTGAGAAATCAATATATGAATTAATGGGACAGGAAGATAAATTAGTAATCATCAAGTTTTCATCTGAACACCATAATAATATAGCGCTTGAGTATCAAATAGGTAGTATGGTAGCTATGTTTCCGTACATATATGCATTTGTTTGGAGGAAGACTAGGAAATATTAATCCTTAATCTATAAGTTAGGCATTAGAATGAAATGTGTGTAATTTTAAAATTAAAGTTAAAATAAAAATTATGCATATTAAGAAAAGGAGATAACATATTATGGTAAAGTGTGATTGGTGTAAAAAGGAAGTAGAGGCTGTAGAGGATTATACAGACGTAATAGGTACAATAAGATACATATGCAAGGCTTGTAGAGAAACAGTAGATAATTGTGAATGCAGAAAGTGTGGAACATTGACAGACCCCAGTATGATGATAGATGGTTTATGTACCACATGTGTACAGGCACAAATCTATGAGAAATCAAAGTTACGTGAGGAAGTAGATTATGGTAGCCAGGAGGCAATAGATGCTACAGGTGGAAAGAAAATGACAAATGAGGACCTTCAGATATGGCTTACTTTAGGTAACAGTTACTCACCAAATGATATGAGAAGCCATGAGATGAAAAGGTTGTGGATAATGGTAAAGCTTGGAACTTCTGGAATAACAGACGAGAAGGACATGCCAGAGTATATTGATTGCATGGAAAAGATGCTTGATAGAAACTTTACAAAGCTTATAGGGCATAGATGTGACGTTATAGCTGCTAAGGATTCAGAATCAAGAAAGAGAGTAAGGCAATCAAAAGTAATAGATTTTGAGAAAGATGTATACATAGTAGAGGCTGAATAGAGTTTAAAAGAGTAGAGCAAGGAAATTAAAAATAACATTTGGAGAAAATTAAAATGCTTAATTCTAATATGATGAATACACTGATAGATATAGGGTTTGGTGCTGACATAGATTCCCTAGAATCCTATTTAATAGATTATAGACATGCAGAGTTAGTAAGTGACTTATCTCTGTATGCCTATAATCATTTAAAATTAATGCAAATACTACAGGAAATAAGAAGTGGTTCAGTAGCGCTTAATAGTAGTAACAGATTGACAAAGACCAAACTTGATGAAAATAAGGATATAAGGTTTAGAGAGACACCTAACAAATACATAGAAATGTCATATGGAATAAACAGTCAAAAGCTTGAAGCATTTAGAAGTAATTTAAGGCTTGGTGTAAATGAGTCAAGGGATTTAATAGCTTTGACTAATATACAGGGAATAAATATAAAGTGTGTCTATATTGAGGGTGAGTTGGACAGTGTAAATTTAATAGGTGACAATGCTAAATATACAGACATCACAGAACAGGTAGAGGATTTACTTCCAAATTCAATTGATGAACTTGAAAGATTTGGTGTAGTAGAATTAAGAGGAAAGTTGACAATAAGTAATAACAATAAAGCATTGCAGAATAAATCATTATGTATAGAGTGTGCTACAATGCATTGTATTAGGACAGATACAAATATAGATAAATTAGCAATTGTGATAAATGATATACTATTAGATAATTTTGTATATGAGGATATGCCATTTCATACACAGTGGGAAAAAATGGAATATCTTGAGGATTTAGAGTTTAATATACCAGAGTACAGTTTAGTACGAGGGGTATTTGAAGATACATTAGGTTCGGCATTAAATGGTTTCAATGAACATTTTAATGAAATAGAAGAGGCAGGAACAGATTTTAAGTTTAACAGTATAGATGTAAGAATAAATAATAAATTAAAGTGTTATGACCAAGATGAAAGAATTATATATAATTCTAAAGATTACAATAGCAATTCAATTTTTACTTCTACAATAAAATCAATAAATACTAAGTTTAAGAATAATAGAATAATAGCCGTGTTAAATATAGTGGATACTCAGTGTAATGATGAGCTGGTCATAAGTGAGATAGATATAGATGATATTTACATGATAGAGAGCAATGAATTGAAGATAGGTGGGCAGGTAAGATTTTGTATAAGTGAAAGAAAAGCAGTGCCATACTTCAGTAAAAAATAAATGTCAACTATAATAATAAATAGCTTATGAGGTACAAAACAAAGCAATGTTAAGTGCTAAAATACTTCAGTAAAATTAGAGGTTCTATAAACAAAACATTTAAAATAAAGGAAATTATAAAAAGGATTTAATTAGTGACCTAAAAAGGTACTAGTTAGGAAAAACTGAAAGGCAGGTTAAAAATGAGTGACTTAGGATTTGAGTTTGATTTTGACGATAGTTTATTTGACACCAAGGCAAAGAACAATAATGACAAAGGGTTTGACTTAGATGATTTTGATGATTTTGAGGGTTCAGAAAACTCAGACAGTTTAGACAGTGGCAATGCCGAGGAATTACCAGAGAGTACAGAAAATAATGAGGAAGGCTTATTTGGTGACCTTGACTCCTTTCTTGAAGAAACAGATTCACTGTCAGAATCCTTATTATCAGATGATGATTTAGGAGCTAACTTTGATGATGATTTAGATTTTGATGAACCAGAAACAGACTCAGAGTCTGAAGAAGTTCAGACAAGTACAAATTTTGATGACATTTTAGATAATGCAGAGGTACATGATGATTCTGAATCAGGTTTAATGAATAACAATACAGATTTTGATGAGGACATTAGTGATGGAGCTATAGTGGATGATATTGACCTTCATGATGAAGAGGAGGAAGTAATTCAACCAAGAGATACAGATTTCATAAGTGAGACAGGCACTATAGTAGTTCAGGATGCTAATGATGATAAAGAGAATGGTTTTGAACTTGTATACGTTCCAATTGATAAGATAGCAATAACTCAAAGAATTAGAAAAATGAAATCTGTTGAGAGCTTGGTACAATCAATCCAGTCCACAGGTTTACTGAAACCATTGGTAGTAGCAGAGACAGCTACAGAGGGAATGTATGTATTACTTGATGGATATAGAAGAATACAGGCTTGCGCAAGGGTAGGAAAAACAAAAGTGCCCTGCATAGTTAATACAAGAGTGAGTACACCAGAAATTCCAATACTTGAGGCTATGTACAACCACTCACAGAAGTATTCAATACAAGAACAGATAGGATACATAAACTACCTTGAGACACAGAAAGGTATAATGAATCCAGCAATGATAGAATACCTATTACAGATGAATAGCGGTGATTATACAAAGCTTAAAGATGTGTTGAATGATAATGATGATGATATAGTATCAAAGTTATACGATGGCGTTTATGATATAGCTACAGCCTTTAAAAAGCTTGAGCAGAGAAGAAAGAAAGAATCTGCTGAGGAAAAAGAGGATAGGAAAGCAGCTCAAGTTTATGATAACGAGCAGGAATCTGGTGTAGAGCAGATAAGAGGTTCTGGTGAGGATGCAGATGGTGAGGCATTAACAGAGGAACAAATTAATGCCTTGGCAATTAATCCTGAAAACCTTGACAAAGACATCGAGGATGCATCTATTGACGATATGGTACAAGCTGATAAAGATATAGAAGGTTTCGAACCACATAAGCAAAAGGTAGGTGAGCGTGAATATATAGACCCTATTATTAAAAAGACAGTCATGGCAAGGGATAATAGTACATGCCAGTGTTGTAAGAGAGGTGGTCAACAATATGTAGATGTACTAGATTATCACCATGTGTTACCCGTTTTTTTGGGTGGAGCTGATAACCCTGAGAATGGTATCATGTTATGTGTAACTTGTCATAGATTAGTACACTTATATTCAACAGCAGACCTTACAATAGATAGTGCACTACTTAATAGTAAGTATGAGGACATTGATGAAGAAGCTAAGCTGCGATATGAAAATGAACAAATCTTTGAGGATGAGAAGATGAGATTTAAGAGGATAATAAGGCTTGGTGGTGTAATAAGAAAAGGCATAGCACAGAAAGGTTTAAACAGAGAACAATATAAGAAGGAACACTCAAATGTTGGTATAGGCAGAAGGAAACCAGGTGTAAACGCAGAACAAGAGAAGTCCTAACAAAGTAGCACAATTAAAATTAAAATAACAAAGAAAAGGAGAAGTAATCATGAAACTTTTAGACCAGAACAATTCAGAGAAAGAAGTTAGTGGGGGAGCAGTATTCGGATACATATTATTAGCCGCAGCTGCTGTAGTAGTAATTGCCTTCTTGGTGTTTGTATGTATACAAAAGATTGGTGGTAGTAAAGAGACATCAGATACAGAAACATCCAGAATAGAATCAGTTACGGATATATATGACTTCAATTTTGAAGAGGGATTGCTTAGTTAAATATAAAATACAGTAGGTCAAGCTAAAATAGTTAAGAGTAAAAGAGGTGATGCAGTGTGAGAATGGTTAAGTCGAATAATGGTGATGATAACAATGAGGCTTCAAGAGAAGCAAGTAGAATAAAAGCTCAAATTAAAAAGATAAATCCAGATACAATAGAATGTAGGCACCTGACTAGTAATATTTTAGTAAAGGCTTATATAAAAAGTGATATGCATTTTGAAATAGGTCAAGTGGTGTTACTTGAATTTAGGAACAATGGTACATACAGTGGATACATAGTTGTAGACGACCTAATGGAGGAAATAGAGGCAGACGTATTAGAGGCTCAGCACATAGTATCTGACGGAATGATGTATACCAGTTTAATTTTAGAGAATCCTAAGACAAAACAAAGAATGCATTCTTTAATACCAAGTAACAATCAATTGTTCTGTAATGCTAGTGTAGTGATAACAGGTGACAAAGTAAAATTAAGAATAAATAATGGAAATTTGTTTAATCTTGAGTATTAATAAAGGAACAAGTAAAAATGGGTATATCTTATGAAGAGGCATTAATGAATGGGCTAATATCTGAGACGACTAGGAATATGTTACCTGACAAATGTGCCTGTGGTAGTAAATATGAATTAAATGACTCATTGACAGTAATTCAATGTACTAATAAAAAGTGTAAGGAATACTTAATAGACAGAATAGAGAATTTTAATGTAATGGTTGGACTTGATATAGATAAACCAGAGCTAAGAAACATAGTAAAGAAGCTTAATATTCAGACACCATATCAAATATTAATGTTAGATGAGGCATTAAGTAAAGATGTAATAACATCAAAGGATTTGTCAAATCATAAAGAAGTAGTGGATAGATTGGACAAAATAAAAAAAGCACCAGTGAGTTTAGTAAATATTGTAAGGATTTGTGGGATAAAGGTAATATCCAAAGTTGCATATAAGATATTTGATGGGTTCAATACAATTGATGAGGCTTACACAGAAATAGAAACAAGACAGATTACATTTATAAATGAAAGGCTTGGAATAAAAGATACAGACAGTAGTATATTTTCTGCTGACATATATAGTAAAATAATTGAGCTAAAAGATGAATTTATATTGGCAGAAATGTTACTGAATGTACAATCAGATAATCAGGATAACATTATAAGAATAGCCTTTACAGATAATGTACAGCCATATGTGAACAAGTCAGAGTTTGTTGAGTTCTTAAATGATAAGTACAGTTACAAGTTTATATTGTTGAGTTCAGTGAATGACAATACTGATATACTTGTAAGTAATGCACTAAGTCAGAATACAAAATATAGAACAGCTCGAATAATAAACAATGAGCAGATAGCAAAAGAGATGAAGGCTGGTGAATTGGAACTCAAGGATGCAGAGAAGAAAATTAAATATCAGTTAAAACCAAGAGGTTGTAAGATATTTATAGACTCTCTGGAAAATGTGTTGGACAAGTTGGATGAAATAGAAAGGCATAATGCAGAATAAAAATCAATAGTAAAAGAGGAAGTAGTAGCAAAATGTCAGAGGCTAAGTATCGATTAGTAGGAAAGCAATTTGATGGTGTCGAGATAGCAAGACTAATAATAGAAAAGATAGATGAGGGTAGCGAGAGCAGGCAGCCAATATCTATCAAAAATGCAATAAAGCTTGCTAGGGATGAAAAGATACAAAATGCAAAAAGTGTATACAATGTAAATACAAATGAATACTTACTTGATGTAAGAGGGGGATATGGAACTCTTGAAACAATTAAAAATGACTCAAACATAAGCATAGAGCTTAAGGCAAGGTTGATTACAGGTGGAAAATGTGTAGGATACAAAGCCATAGATAACAAGGGTAAGATATATAAGTTAAGTATAGAGAAGGTATGGGGATTGGCAGAGCAGGGTGCAGTAAATGGTGTAACAGCCAAGTTTATAGGTGATAAGAAAGTTTTAATAGGGAGCCTTGATGAACTGCCAAAAATCATTAATTAAAAATTAAAGTAGCAGTGGTATTGACAAATTTGTTAAAATGTGTTAAAATAAAAATAAGTTAGTAAAAATTTAAAATAAGAGTGAGGATAAAATATTATATGTACATTATTACTAGAGAGTCTAACATTAAGAAATTGAGATTAGTTACAGGAAATAGAGAGGCTCCAAGAGATGTTGATTTGAGTGAAGCTCTCAATATGGCTGATGAGCAGGAATTAGACCTTATATGTGTCAGTGAAAAAGATGACATGATCGTAGCTAAAATAGATGACTACAGTAAGATGCTATATGAGAAGCAAAAGAGAGAAAAAGAGAACAGAAAGAAAGCTAGGTTAAATTCTCAGGAATTAAAGGAAATACAGATAAGCAATGTAATAGCAGAGCATGATTTGTTGACAAAGGCAAAAAATGCCAGTAGGATACTTGGTAATGGTGACAAGGTAAAACTGGTAATTACATATAAAGGTAGGTCAATAAAATTGATTGGTCAGGGTGAATCTAAACTATATGAATTGACAGATAAGATAGAAACAAAATTTAACGTAGAGAGAGCACCTAAAATAGAGGGAAACAGAGTAACAATGATTTTGTCTCCAATGAAATAAAAGTACACAGAGTAAGGAGGTTTACTGGGAAATGAAAATAAAGAAAATTATAGCCATAGCAGGTATAGTTACTTTATCAACACTTAATATAATGGCTTGTGGCAAGTCAGATGATGAAGATACAGGTGTTATAATAGGGGCAGTTGATAGTGGTAATGACTCAGGTAAAACAGTAGATTTGAGTAAAGATACTACAGTCAAGAGTGATGATGTAGCAATAGATAATAACGAGGAACAAGAGGAAGAACAAGTTTATACAGAGGATATAACTGAAGAAAACTTCTCATTATATGGTACATGGGTGTCAGTTAGAGGTGACACCATGATGCTTACACCAGCAGGCAATTTCAGTGGATTTATATTTAATTCTGATGGAACATCTGGTGAAAATGTAAATGGTACATACACAACTGATAATGAGACATATATAAATGTATTAGAATCTGATAGATATGAAATTGTGGAAACTCAGGACGAAGAGGGTAATACAGTAACAGAGCAGCAGCCACTTGATGACAGAGAATATAATTTCACCATAAAGAGTATGGGTGTAGGAAATGACATCACAGAAACATATACATATTTAATGACAGTAGAGCTTAATGGTGTTGAGATTGACTTAAGAAAAGATATGAGTTTAGAATCTAACTATGATGATAGCTTTTATGACTATGAAACAGCTACAGTAGATGAGGAAATCAAGGAAATGGACGACACAGAGGACATCAATGCAGATACAGAAGGTGTTGAAATAGAAGTAGTAGAGGAAACAGTAGTTTCAGAGAATAGCAATTAATAGCTAACTAGTGAATATTTCAAAATACAGAGTAAAATATCAGTTCACAGAATGGATAATTAAAAAATCATAAGGAGTATGCAGAAATATACATACTCCTTATGATTTGAACACTAAATACTATTGTAAAACATTATTACAATTGTTGACAGAATAATAATTTTGTGTTTAACATATAAATAATCATTAAGATTATATAAGTGTATATTAAATTTTTAAAATTTAGGTGGTGTGTGAACATGGAAATTTGGTTGATAGCAGTACATATATTTAAGGATATTAAAAGTGGAAAAGAGATGTACTCAGGATATAGATTGGCTGCAATTAATAATAATGATGATGTAACAGAAATACAAGATTTGACAAGTGAACAGTTAATAAATCAATTAGCTAATGGGATTATAAGTCCAGTCAATGTAGAACTGGAAAATGACAGTATAAAATCAACTAGGGGTTCATTGGATAGATATACTAAAATATATGATAGTATGCCTTACGGACCATGTTCATTAGTAGTAATCAAGGAATATCCAGATAGGACATATGCAGTAATAAATCATCTTGGAATAATAGAGAGAATGACAATGAGTAGTTTAATTGCATATCCAGGTGGATTGGCTAATGCTACAGTTGTTAATAACGAATACATCAGAAGTATTGGTGGAGAGTTTGAGAAAGATAGGTCATTTCATGATTTTGAGAATGGTGACAGAGCAAGGGCAAAGCTTAAGATAAGCGGAATGACAGATTTAACCTTAGATGAGAATAAATATCTGTCAGGAAAGACAGTTAAAGTGGATAGAGTTACAGCTCCAGTGGGTTGTTTAGGAATAGCTGCAAATGGTTTCAAAAAGAACACCAACATAAAGCATGTAGAATTGTCAAAGACATGCTTAACATTAGGTAGCTCATCTTTTGAGGGTTGTACATCTTTGGAAACAATTATTATACCAGAGGGTGTTGCAGTAATACCAATAAATTGTTTTCATGGTTGTACCTCATTGAAAAAGGTTTACTTACCGAACAGCTTGAGGGTAATAAATAGAGATGCATTTAAAGGTTGCAGGTCATTAAGAGAATTGAGTATTGGACCTGTCAGAATACAGTTAGCACCCGGAGCAGTGCCTAGTACAACTAAAATGACAATAAGAAGATAAAATAACTAAAGGGATTTAGAGAATAAGATGAAAAGATTTAATAGTACAGAGAATAAATTAGAATATTACGTCAGATTAAGAAGAAATATCATGCACGAAATGGAAGTAAATAGTAGAGCAGAAACAGTAAACAGTGGAAAGTTTAGGACTCTTTCAGAGTATACAAGGTATATGACAAGATTACAGAAAGACCTTGAGAGAGTAAATAAGAAATTGTACAATATGCATTACAATGAAAATGAAAGGGTGCAGTAATTATGAAAATATTTATAATAGCCCAGATTTATCAGGGTAGGGAATTGATTGGATACAGACTACTTGATGTGGATGACAATAATAAAGTAAGAGATTTACCCTTGGCTGCTATAGTAAAGACATTATCAAATAAGAGTACAGCTAATATAATAAATAATGCAAGCCTTGTGAATGGTGTAGTTACAGGTACAAATGGTCAGTTGTCTAGATATGCATCTGTGAATGTCAAAGGAGCGCTGATTGGTGCATCTCCACTAGTAGTAATAAATCAAATAGAGGACCTTGGATATACAGTGTCAGATTACAAAGGCTCAGTATTAAAAATGAGTAATGATAAAGTTGTTGCTTATGCTAAAAATAATGGCATAGCCAATGGTAAGATAGTAATAAAAGATAGCATAGAGTACATCAGTAGTATAAATGGTGCATATGAGAAAGTAGCTTATGAGAATAAACAAGACAAATCCCATCTAAAAATGCAACCAATGTTAAGAATATATGCAGATAAAGAAGCCTCAGGCGTTACAACTAGTGTAAAGAGCGAAGTAGATTTGGAGATGGCATATAAAGATGTGTTCAGTGCTTTGACAAAGAAGCAGAAAAAAGCCATAACACAGTATTATACTTGGTATACAGTTGATGTATATAAAGGTTTGGCTAAAAATGTGAGGATGGATATAGCACCAGGTAAAGCAGAAAAGTTAGCTAGGTTACGTGGTGAAACAAAATGGGTTTATGGTGGTGTAATAAATAGTTACCTTGAGGATAGATACAATGCTAGGTGTGAACTAGGACATCCACTTAAATATGAACATTATGCATTGCCAGAGGCTTTGAGTAAACAAATAGAAAAAGAAGCTACTAATTTAGAGATTTGGTCTTTACGTAATGAGGGTGGTTCACAGGCATTAATAGAAAAAGGTGCTATAGTATTTGGTGAGGATTGTGCAGGCGATTTCTTCAATATCAGTCCAGAGGATATGAAGAAGCTTATCAAAACAAGAAAGACAATGACTGAAGAGGTAGATATACTGTCGGAAGTAATATCCAATAATCTTATAGATGAATATAAAAACAAGTGCAGTATGCTGTATGACATTATACAGAGGCTTGGAAGTACAGAAAATGTAGTAAAGATATTTGGTGTAAAAGTAGGATACACATTATTAAATTTCATGAGGGCTAATGTACCATTTACAAAGAGTTTGGTAATATTGGCAGGTAGTAAGATTAGAGAGGATAAGAAATTATTCTTTAACATGATAACTAATGACAAGTTTAATGATATGATAAACATTATATATGAGAATAGCAAGAATTTAAGTATACTTCAGGCAAGTGCACTTTACTTAGATTATATAGTAGATTACTCAGTAGAGGGTGCATATCAGTATAATCCACTGACTGACAAGCAGAATACAAGGCGTGACATAGGTGGATATAATGATAAAACACGTAATGAAAGAAGATGCTTATTAGGTAAGATATACTCTGAACTAGGTATCAGTGCAAAAATGCTAAATGATTTAGGCTATTTAGAAAAATACCTTGAATTAATAAGTACAGCTTATGAGATATCAGATAAATTTGAGAAATATATAAGTAATAGCAGTATATTAAATGAGAAGCATAATGATGTATCTAACACTAGAAATGAATATGAAGCAGGATATAAGAGAAATATAACAAGAGCACTAGAAAGAGAGGTCATTGATGATTTTGATATAATCAAGGCAAATGACCAAGTAGCATTAGATAAAATGGATATAGTAATCAGTGCAGCAGCATTTAGTAATAGGTCATATTATAGAAGCTCATTGACATATAGAACTAGAGAGAATACAGGATATAGAGTAAGAACAATTGATAAAAACTTTGATAACATATATGATAGATATTCAAAGTTTGCAATAAATAAGGATATAAATAAATTAATAGATGATACACTGGGATTGTATGAGAGGAAATTGATTAAAGAGCAAGAGGAGATTAATAAAATTGAGAGTACAGTTCCAAAGAATGCAGAGTTTGGTTTAGATTGGAGCAAGGAGCTTGAGGAAAAGTTTAAGGGCAGACCAGTATTAGGAACAGCCTTTGGTGATATAAGTTCATACCCAGTTGTGTTAAAGAATAAGCACCAAGATGACCCGGACTTTGAAATAGAAATGTATGGCAATATAAAAGTATCAGTTTCAGATATAATATCTGCCAGAGAGTTAGGAAAGGTTGAATATACATTAAGAAAGCAAGAGTTTGACCGAATAACAAATGAGCTTGAAGCAAGTAAGAGAGAGGCGGAAGCTCAGGCAGAAAAAGAAAAGCAGAGATTAGAAAAAGAGAAACTAGATAAAGAATTGGCAGAGATAAAGAAAAATAGAAAGAGCAGTTCAAACTCAAAGTCATCCTCACAAGATAAGAAAGAGGACAGGCAAGACAAGTCAGACAAGATTGAAATAGTAAAAGAGCTGTTAGAAAAGAATAAAGACATCAATGATTATGGAATAAATATAGCAAGGGACATAGTAAAAAGAAATATACCATATGATAAATTGAGTAGTAAGCAGCAATGGCGAATAAATGAAACAATAAAACAATTAAGTAACACTGAGCCAGATACTAAAAACAATGCAGAAAGTAATAACACAGGTATCAAAGTGGAGGAACTACCTAAAAAGCATCAATTAGCATCTCATAAAGAAGTAATGGACAAGCTTAATGAAATAATAAAAGTGTTTGATGAAGATGATACAGCTAAAATAAAAGCTATACAAGAGGTATCTTCCATAGCAAATAAGATAGCCTATACAATGAAAAGAACAGGTGAATACTCAGATAAACAATTAAAACATATAAATTTAGCCTATGATGCTATAACAAAATAAAGGAAGGAACATGGATATGAAAGTAGTTTTAGTAGGACTTGTCAATGATACAAAGGGTGAAATACAAAGATACAATATTCTTGACATAGATGACGGGTCTTGTAGAAGTAAGACATGTGCAGAGATAGCAGCTGTATTGTCTAAGGGCTTAATGGAAATAAAAGGTATAAAGTACAATAAGAGAACAAAGAAAATAACTGCTACAGTTGGTTCTTTCAAAGATTACAACTGGATGCTACCAGATGCACCAATACTTTTCTATGGTGAAAATAACATAGCAGTTAAGAATCCAAGTTTAATAGTATCAGCTAAAATGGGTCAGATGGGTTACATGGTTTCAATTGCGACAGGCAAGTGTGGCTTAATGACTAAGAAAGAGTTAATCATAAAGCTTAATGATAAAAATAATATCTTTGTAAATGCTAGATTAACTAAAGATAAAAATGGTGTACTTGATGTTGAATTAGCAGATAACAGTTATTATTATATTGATAAAAAGGATTTTACAAATGATGTAACCCAGTGGTTTGAAGCCAAAGTAAGTAAGAAATTAGAAAATGCTGATAAAGAGATAGCAAAGCAGGTTAATACAGAGAAAATTCAAAACTTGACATCTAGGATGTTAAATCCAGCACTTCCAAGAGTAATAAATGGTAATGCAGCTCCTAGAAAAGATAGTAAGCTTGGAGAAATTGACCCTGTATTAAATATGACACTTGACCAGAAGTTGACCTTTGTACTTATGGAAATTAAGAGAGCACGACCATTCTACTTTACAGTATTGAATATGCTCGAGAGAGTAGAGGTAGCACCAGATGATGATGTGCAGACCGCAGCTGTATCTACAAAGGAACTTTTCTTCAATGGTGAGTTCATGCTAGGTATTACACTTCCAGAAATAGCGTTTACGTTTATACATGAGGTAATGCACATATGTTTAAAGCATAGAGCAAGAATGAAAAATAGAGATGCAGAGTTATGGAATATAGCTTGTGACTACTATGTGAACTCATTAATAGCTGATGAATTTTCATTAAAAGCACCTGGTGACATAAAGAGTTTAGAGCCTTCAATGTCAGATTTTGCTAAGACATGGTTAATAGCTCTTCCAAAGTGGGTACTGTACAATGATAAAGTTGATATTGAAAAAGATACACCAGAAAAGATATATGAGGAAATAATGGAAAGCATTCCAAAAAATGCTGGTGGATCATCAGATGATAATAACAACAATGGCAAAGGCAGAAAAGGACAGGGACAAGGTACCTCAAGCAGTCCTGGAAATGGTAATTCATCAGAACCAGCAGAGGAAGGTGGTGATGATGGTGGCTCAGGTAAGCAGGCTAATGGACAGGGTGCAGGTTCAGGTTCAAATGGTCAAGGTAATAAAGGCTCAAGAAAGCAAGCTTTCAAGGGCGCTAAGTTTAGAGGACAGGATATAAATGTAAGTGAACGTGGTGAAAGTCCGAGTTATAAGAAGCCTGGTGCTGGTGGTGATATGGTGGATAGCAGAACAAATCCAGCCGGTACTCAGGAACAGCTAGACCAAGAGTCAGAGTCATTTATTAGACGAGCTGTAGAAATGTATAAGCAATCTAGTAAAGGTAGAGGCGGTGATGCAGGATTCTTCCTTGAAAGACTTATAGAAGAAGCCTTGGCACCAAAGATAAATTGGCGTAATCTATTAAGAAATAGATTGGTAAAGTCTTCTCAGAAAATATACACCTATAGTAGACCTGATAGAAGATTTATAGCACGTGGAATGACAATGCCAGGACCTAAGGAAATGGATCCAGACTCATTGGATAATATAAAGATCTGTGTTGATACAAGTGGTTCAATATCAGACAAAGATTTAGGTATTGCATTGGCTCAGATTAAGCAACTTCTGAATAATTATAAAGCAAATGCAGAATTGTTATACTGGGATACAGAGGTAAGAGCAGTATATCCATTCAAGAATGTTGCAGAGTTGGTAAAGTGTAAGCCTATGGGTGGTGGCGGAACAGAAGGTCAGTGTATCTTTGAATACTTTGATACAAATAAAGACTACATAAGAGGTTTAAAGAAAAAGCCTTCCACAATAGTAGTATTTACTGATGGATATATCGGTGATGTTGATATTAGGTACAAGAAGAAATATGGTGATACAATCTGGATTATAAGTCAGAATGGCGATAAAAACTTTAAGCCTTCATTTGGAGTAGTAGCTCCATTTAGTTATGATTAACAATTAGAAATATGACTAAGGCTCTCTAAATAGCATTAAGATGATATAAGGGTAATTTTAATTTTTAAATTATTTTTGAGAATTTTTGAGGAAAGGAGAGCCTTAGTAATGTCTATAAAGCCTATAAGATTGACTAGTAAAACACTCAATAATAGTAATATACATTTGGAAAGCTATGGTGAGAGGTTATTGCTAAGAGGAATAAGTGAGACTGGTCAGAAATACGAGGAAGTATTAAGAAAACCAAATGTGCTTAGAATTAATATAACTGGTACTGGTAATAAGAATTATGGTATACATCTAAGGGTAATATCAAATCATGGTGGTTTAATGGATATAAAGGGTAAAACCCAGAAAATGATTGTAAGAAATGATGTGGTTTGCATAGCAAAAAGACCATTGGAGCAACCAGTTGAAATAGCCTACAGAGGTAAAATAGTAAAAGATAATAGTGTTTCAGTTAAATACATAGAAAATATGTATGGAATACAATCAAGAATTGGACCTACAGTAGCAGTACCAACAATAGAGCTTAAAAGAGCTTTATCATCTACAATAGAATTGTATTTGGACTGTTTTACAGAGGTAGTTGTAAATGGTGATGTGGCTGAACTTGAAACAAATTTGATCACATTGTGTACAGACACAATTGCTAGTATAGGTGCTGTGAGTAATTCAATTGTTGTTAAACAAGAAAATCATAATAACGTAGTTAAAGAAAAAGAAAATAGCTTTGATTCAATATTCAAAGTTTAAATAAAGAAAGGTGGATAATAAAATGGCTGAAGATATGAACATGTTATCTCTAACTGTAGAGAGTTTTACAAATGAGATAAAGTATGACCTTGAGAGTGAATGTTATGACCCAATGATTGGAATTGGTAAGTCAGGTGTAGGTAAGACAATGTCAATCGCAGAATTATGCCAGGAATTAAAGATTGGTTTCTGTGAGTTGAGATTGGTAAACATGACAGAAACTGATATGCTCGGTATTCCAAAGGAAGATGAGAATGGACACACAACATATGCAAGTAATGCTTTACTCCCTGATGCAAAGAGGGACGGTGAAAGAGGAATCTTGGTACTTGATGAAATTACTTCTTGTTCTCCAACATTAAGGGCGTCAGCTTATCAGTTACTTGATAGTAAGAGAGCACTTGGTAATTATAAGTTACCTCCTAAGTGGAAAGTAATTGCACTTGGTAACGGACAGGATGATGGTGGTGTATTTAGTGGTATGGAGCATGCATTCTTATCAAGATGTACTTGCTACAGAATTGAGCCTAACTTCAAGGTTTGGAGGAAATGGGCAATTAAGAATGATGTAAATGCAACTGTACTTGCTTACTTGACACAGCATACAGATAGATTACATGTAATGGATGCTAACGAAATGGCTTGCTTGTTCCCTTGCCCAAGGTCATGGACAGCTTTAAGTCAGAAGTTGAACATGAGAGAAAAGAGACAGCTTGAGCAAACTAATGGACAGACAAAGTTACTTACTGATGATGCAGTAGAAGTATATGCTTCAGGCGCAATTGGTGCTAAAGAGGCAGCTTCATTCAGAGGTTTTTATAAATGGAATACTCAGTTGGTTAGTGCAGATGATATCCTTGAGGGAAAGCACAAAGGCGATGGATTGGAAGATATGAGCAATGAGCTTAAGTTCCTTATAGCAGGTAATCTTGCTAAGGCTACAGCAGACATGCTTGTAAAAGAGAAATCTACTGATGAATATGGTAGAACTCAGTTTTCTAAAGAGTGTTGGAGAAAAATAAAGAATATGACAGTTTGGACAATTAAAGTAGCTGAGAATATTAGAAGAACAGACTTCGCACTGACATTGTTCAATGACTTATCAAGTATGAGCAGAGAGTTTATGGAAATTACTCAGCATGAGGACTTTGATAATATATGTGTGGAATATGTAGATTTTGCAGTAGAAAATGAAAGGTCAACTGGACTATAAAGTCCGGTTGACACCATAAAATAAACTAGAAATTAAGAAAGGTGGTAAATACACATGAGTATCATAGGTGCTGTAGTAGGATATCAGAACATAGATGATAAGAATAAAGCATTTAGAGTAGTTTATCTGGATGCTAAAGCAATTGGTGATAAGCAGTATAAATGGCAGATTAGAGCAGAGTTAAAGACAGAGGCTGACATAGTTGCAGGTAAATTAGCAGTAAATCCAAAAGAGGTTAAGTGGTTAAACATAGCTGTTGCAAATGGAAAAGTTAAGGGTACAACAGGTGACCTGAATAGGTTTAATAATAAAGTAAATAATCCACATGTAATTGTAACACAAATCATTAATGGTAATGGTGTTACAATAGGATATAAGGTATTGACACATGGCGGTGAGTTAAAGAATGTGCCATTAAAAGAAATGATAGCTTATGGACTTAGAGTGACTAAGCAGAATGGAATACCAGTACAAAATGCAATATTTATTCCAGCAGATGATACAAAGAGGGCACACTTCAAGGCTTATCCAGGTAACAGGTTTGTAGAGGAATCTCTGGTAGCAAAAACAAAGACAGCAGAGGCGACTCCAAGTGTTCCAGTTAAGAAAAATGCTGAAACGCTTAACAGATTAGATGAGATATATAGTAAAGCACAGATAGAGCAGTTAAGACTTGGTAAGCAGTCTGGTGTAGATATAAGAATTTACGCTAATCCTGAACTCAGTGCAGAACAGATGAAAGTGCTGAGAGGTGGACTTGAGAAACATATCAATGTTAAGTGGGTGGCAAATAAAGATTATTCGGCACTTGCAATGAAAGCTTATATACAGGCTCTGTTAGATAGAATTGATATAAGACCTTTCTTAAATCCAAAGTATGACGTAGGTCAGATTGGTGAACTTGCATTAGCAGCTGAGTTGGGACTTGACTTATCAAAAATGGCAGACCCTAAATATAATGCCAATGACATGGCAGAGATAAGAGAAAGGCTTGAGAGAAAGATTTGGAGAGATACACTTTTAAGTGTGGATGGTAAGTGGTAAAAGTTTGATAGATAAAACTTATTAAATAAGCCGATTTCATATTTCATTCATAGAGTTATCCTTTTCGTGAGAACCAGTTACAGTAAAAAGTAGCTGGTTCTTTACATTTGGTTGGGTAGAAAATTTTAAAATTTTAATAACAGTACCTTGACAGAATATTAGATATGTGATATAATTAAGTTGTAAATAAAGAAAAGGGAAATGCTAGAAGTAAAAACGGGTGCTTAGCTGATAGTGACAGAGGTCATTAAGACAAAAAGAATAAACAGACAATTATGCAGGTGCTCGTGTTGAAAATGGCATACGATACAAAATAAGTAATACAAGAGAGGTTTAGCCTATGTACTATATTAATGATTAGAGTGACATCAGACAATATGGGTGTCACTCTAAATTAAAAATCAGAGAGGAAAGAAAATGAATAAATCATTAAAGGCATTTACGCCTACAATTGAAAATAAAAAGGTATTTCATGATTATTTTGTTGAGGAACAGTTAATATGTGGAATAGAGCTTAGGGGAAATGAAGTTAAGAGTATAAGGGACGGAAAAGCTTCAATTAAGGAAAGTTGGGTAGTCATTGAGAATGGTGAGCTGATAATTAAGAAAATGCATATTACAGCTTGGAGAACAGCTAACAAGTTTGATGTAGATGAGAACAGAGAAAGAAAGCTATTGGCTACCAAAAAGCAGATAAGAGATTTTGACACAAAAGTACAGAGACAGGGATATACACTGGTACCCATTAAGGTATTTTTTGATAACAATGGAAGGTGTAAGGTGAAGATAGGTCTTTGTTTGGGTAAGCATGATTATGATAAGAGGAAAGTTTTAAAAGATAAGCAGATACGCTTGGACATAAATAGGGCACTAAAGGGTAAATAATCAGGTAATTGGGGTATTACATAGATTAAAGTGGTTAGTTCATTGATTTTAAAAGTGAGCTAACCACTTTTGTTTATGTTCTTTTAAATCAGCATGTGAGTAATTGAATTTTAGATTTTTAATTTTTTAATAAAAATTTTGGACAAGGAGAGTGGGAAGATGTACAGAGGGGATGGCAGTTATAACACCTCAAGGTTAGGCTATGAGCGAGAGACCTCATTAAAGGAACTTATAAATAGAGAGCATGAAATGGTGGAAAGATATAATATGATACTTGCTGCTTATGAGACAGCAGATAGAAATGCTATGAATACTTTGAAATATAAGGATGACCTTAGAGAGAGTATGAATAATATAGATAAAGCAAGACAGGCAATAGTAAATTGTATTAATGCAATGGAAAATAACATAATTAATAATGCATGTGAGCAAAAGGCTGGTCAGCTGAGCTTATATGATTTATAAGATACAATAAATAAGTTAAGACACAAGAAAGGAAAAAGAGGAAATGCAGAGAATAAGAGTGGACATTGATGAATTGAGTGAGAAACTTGAGCTAATGAAAGAGGATGACTATGTAACAACAGAGTTAGAAATTAACGATGATGAGTATACACCTGAATTATTAATATCAGCAGTATCATTTGATGAGGAGGAACCAATAAGTTATGGTACACTGAATGAAGTGAGTGAGGAGCTGTATTAATAAATGAGTAGCATAATAAGTACAATATTAGATACAGAGTGGATAATGATTTTACTAAGAAGTATTTTAATACTAGTCATAGTGAAATCAGTGAATAAGTTTATAACAAGGACATTCAATAAAAGCTTGGTACCTAACTCATTGTATATAAAGTTCATTAAGAATATATTGAGGGCAATAGTATGGATAATAGGTATTTCTTCAATAGCATCTCAATTTCCAGCTTTTTCTAAAATGGCAAATACTGTACTTGCAGGTTCTGGTATAGTAGCAGTAGTTTTAGGTATGGCGGCACAGGACTCATTTGCAAATATATTTAATGGATTGATGATATCTTTGTTTAAACCATTTGACATAGGTGATAGAATAAAGATATCAGGTGATGATACGGCTGGGTTTGTTGAGGATATAACCTTGAGACATACAATAATAAGAACATACACAAATGTAAGAATAATAGTGCCTAATTCAATAATGGGTAGTGTAAAGATAGAAAATAGTACATATACGGACGGAGCTTCATACCCAGTAGAGGTAGATATAGCATATGAGAGTGCAGATAAGATAGAAAGAGCCATGGAAATCATGGAGGATATAGTGATAAATCATCCAAAATTTTATGATGCACGAAGTGAAAAAGCTAAAGAAAGTAATACAAAGCCAGTGACCACATTGGTAACAGAATTGGGTGATAGTGGAATACATTTGAAGGTATTGATGTGGACAGAGCAATTTAATGATAATGCAAAGGCATGTAGTGATTGCAGGATAAAAATATTAAGAGAGTTTGAAAAAGAGGGAATAGAGATTACGTATAATAAGTTAGCAGTGATAAAATATGAACCAACAGTAGACTTGACAAAATAAGAAAAATGTGGTATAATAAAAATTAAATAGAAATACTATAAATTTAGCATTTTTATATATGGGGTATATTTATTTTTAATTTTAAAGATTTAGGAGAAAAGAGTATGTCATCTAGTAATTTTAATAACAGACCAAAATTTGTAAATTTTCTTAATTTTAATGAGGAAGCTAACAAGATATTGAATAAGGCTATATACTATTCAATGGCAGAGGATTGCAGTTCAATAAATGAGGTACACTTGTTCTTAGCATTAGTAGAAAAGACCAGTTTGGGTAATAAGATACTTAATCAGTTAGATACGACATTTGATATGCTATATAACTCATATCAATTTCTAGCAAGCACTGGTGAATATGGTACAGCTAATAATAATTATCCTGATATGCCATTAGATAACATGACAAGAGAGCTATACATAGTATTAGTAAGCGTGACAAATAAGACAATGACTAGTGCTAGAGAGGTGACTCCTGATGACCTCTTTAGAGAGCTGTTATCAGTGACAAGTAAAAGGTTGGATACATACCTTGATTATATAGGAATCAGTTTTGATGATATAATGTCAATGAGTAACAGTGAATTCTACATTCCAGAGGAGTTAGCAGACTTTATAAAAGATATGAAAAATGATGTACTTGATGAACAGGAATCAATAGTAAATGTAGATAATTACGTTGATGATATAGTAGAAATCCTTGGTAGAAAAAAGAAAGCAAATCCTTGTTTGGTGGGTGAGCCCGGTGTAGGAAAGACAGCAATAGTTAAAAGGCTTGTACAGAGGATGATATCTGGTGAGGTTCCTAGTAGTTTAATGGATACACATATATGTGAGGTACAGGGTTCTACAATATCAGCAGGTACGAGGTTCAGGGGTGACCTTGAGGAAAGAGTAAAAGCAATAGTAGATTGGGCGAGTACACAAGATGTAATATTGTTTGTTGATGAAATTCATACATTTCTTACAAATGGTGATACAGGACATGGTTCAGAATCACTTATAGGAAATGCCATAAAGCAGGGACTTTCAGATGGTAGTATGAGGTTAATAGGTGCCACCACACTTGATGAATACCATAAGAGTATTGAAAAGGACAAAGCTTTTAATAGAAGGATACAGTTAGTAGAGGTCAAGGAGCCTACAATTGAGAATGCTATAACTATGATAAAAGAGTCAATTGTAGATTATAGAAATTTCCATCATGTAGAAATAAATGAGGAAGTTATAGAAGAAGCAGTAAGACTTTCTGATAGATACTTAAAAAATCAATATTTACCAGATAAAGCATATACGGTGATAGACCAGACATGTGCAAGAATAAAGCTTACAGATAAGAAATATATTGACAAAGAGGATATTAAGGATACAATATCAAAGATAACAGGAATAAAAACAAGCAGACTTGAGGAAAATGAGACAGATGCATTAGTAACCTTAGAGAAATCAATATCAAAGAGACTGATAGGTCAGAAAGAGGCAGTTAAGACAGCAGCTAAATCAATTAGACGTGCAAAAGCAGGTGTAAGTGATAGTGGAAAACCATTAGCAAGCTTAATGTTTGTTGGACCTACAGGTGTAGGAAAAACAGAGCTGTGTAAAGTATTAAGTGAAGAAATAGGTATAGGAAAAGATGCATTTGTAAAATTGGATATGTCAGAGTTTAATACGAAAGAGAGTGTAAATAAGTTGTTAGGTTCTGACCCTGGATACATTGGATATGGTGAGGAGCCAAAGTTACTTAAGAGGGTTAAGCATAATCCAGAGAGTGTAGTGCTATTTGATGAGATAGAAAAGGCACACCCAAGTGTATTTGATGTATTACTACAGTTACTTGATGAAGGCAGGCTTACAAGTAGTTTAGGTGAAACAGTAGATTTTACTAATTGTGTTGTAGTAATGACCTCTAATGCAGGATATGGTGCAGACGGAATGAATAAGAGAGCACTTGGATTTGATACTGGTAGTAATCAGAACAATGACAGTGACAAAGAAAAGATAGCAAGAAAAGCTCTTGAGGAAACATTCAAACCGGAGTTCTTAAATAGAATTGATAACATAGTAATCTTTGAGAAGCTCAGTACGGATGAATGTAAAGACATAGTAAAATTAATGCTGAACAAGTTAAATAATAGAATGGCAATAAAGCATATCAAGTTTAACTTTGGAAATGAATTAGTTGATAGACTAGTAGAAGTAGGATACAGTGATAAATATGGCGCAAGGAATTTAAAAAGAGGTATTCAAGACATTGTAGAGGATGCCATAGCAGATGCAATAATAGCAGGAGATGTTAAAGAGAATAGCATGGCAGATATAAATTATAACAATGTAAGTGAAAAGGTAGAAATATCCAATATAGTTGAGGTAGCAGAGGTTAAGCCAGATATAGTAAATGTTGACATAAGAAAAACACCTTTAAACTTGGACATACCAGATATGACACTGAAAACAAAGAATTAGTAAAGGGTTTTAAAGTTTTTAAAAGGAAGTGACAAGCGTGCTGAATATATACACATCTTTGAATAAAATGCCAAAGGACAAAAAGTTCATCAATGATGTTGACACATTTTTCTTATTATGCAGATTGAGAGACACTGATTTTACAAAGAAGGTGCTATCGGAAGTAGAAAGAGCAAGGTATTGTGATGAACAAACATTCTATGATAGGTTTGACAGAGGGTTGTTTGTAAAGAATTTAAGTACAACTTCAAAAATACTTCTATCAGTAGAATATTATCCTGACATGATATTTAATGCAGATGAACTTGGATATAATGGGTATGACTTGATACTCGGTATTGATAAAGGCAATGTGTTGTTTACAAATAGACTTGCTAAGTTCTGTGGTAATACAGTAAGAAATGTTTCTGTTGATGATTATGAATGTAGTGACATTTCAGATGTTAATTATGCAATTTGGGGGATAATATGA